AATTAGTGGATCACTACATATCTTTGAAGAACGGATTATAGATGTTAAGGATGTATTCTCTAATAATTTAGAGAGCATATCCTTCTCGCTATCATTCAATTTTAATACCTCTTCCAGAATTCTTTGCATTGATGCAGGGTTTTCTTTTATCGCATTAGACAACAATTGGAAAGTTAATCTCTTTGATTCAATAGAACTAGATCTAAACCTAGGAAGGTTATCCTCAACTTTAACCGCAACCATATCAAAAAGATTTTTTTCAAGCTCTTCAATAGGCGTGTATTGTGATGCTGTATATGGATAAATATTCAAATCGATCCAAGTAGTTATTCTTTGTGAATTTTCTTTCTCTTTCTGTATTCTGAGGTACTCATTTAATTTTGCTATTGCTTCTGTAATAAGTTTTCTAGCATTTTCATCCATGTCAACAATGCTTAAATTATCACTTTCATTTAAGATGTTAATAATCTCGCCACATAAATAGACAGTATAATTATACCCTTGCTTTCTAACTCTATTTTTAGTGTCATAGTCACAAATAAAAGAATAATTATCTTTGCATAGATAAAAATCTGAAACATCTTTCTTATCCCAAAGAATAACTTTCATTTTTCCATGAATATCAGAATCTTCATTTAAAATAATTTCAGTTTCAGTGTTAATTAATTCACGAGGATCTAGAAGAGTTCCATTTACAAAAATCTGGACACCTGAATATTGGCAAAGATAACCTGCAAATATGTAAGTTAATTTACTAATAAGACTCTCTATTGTTAATGCTTGAACTTTATCATCAATTTCATTAATTGTTACTAAAGTACCACAACTATCAAGCTTACTTTTTTCTTTTTCGTTTATATCTACTTCATTTAATGAATCACGAAGAGCTGAAATATGAATATGCTTAGTCTTTTGTTGATCATCTAGATAAGTACTATCCCAAAGAACGCTTCTGCCTAACGAAAACGCTTTAAATCTACCTTCTCCTTTCTGTCCATGTAAACAACGGCCAAAAGGCGTTGTTCTTTCTCTATTCTTCCATGAACCACCAATGGTAGAGAAAGAATCATTAGCTCTATCCAGACTAATCCCTGTTCCGTTATCTTTGACAGTTATTGTATCTATTTTCCCCAAATTACCTTCATTCAACGCTATATAAATGACGCTAGCATCAGCATCTAAACTATTCCATACTAACTCAGCTATAGCTAAATGAGGTGCGATACTTGCAACCCTTTGCAGATGGTCTGCTTTAATAGAAACTGTTTTGCGTGCCATTCTATAACTCTCCCAACAACGGTGCTTCGTAAGATTTTAGTAGATTATATTTGATTGCTTATAGCTTATCCATTTTTATATTTTCCAAGCTACCTATGCGGCAGGAAAGGCATTAACAGAATAATAATTATAAGCAAAAGATTTCTAAGCTGCCTACTCGGTAGAAAAGACTATCTATGAAATAATATTTATATCTGTTAATTTCTGAACTGTCCGCACAACAGAAAAATATTTAATAACAAGATTGGCTGCCATCAAAATTACGATAACAAGTTCTATAAAAACTATTACCATCAGAATCATATCCAGAATAAGTGGTGCTATTGCCATTATGCTGTATAGTTTGACTCCAATTATTTCCCTCCGAGTCATAACCACTTTGGTATGTCGTGTTTCCAAAAGTATTAGAGGTTTGCGACCAACTAGATCTTGTATTTGAATTATACCCATTAACGTAAGTTGAATTACCTAAACGACTCACTGAATATCTATTTCCATAACCATCATAGCAGTTACTAAAAGTATCTGTTCCATAACATTCTGCGTTAGCAACAGAAGCAAATAAAACTGGAATTAATCCAATAATTAACTTTTTCATTTTTTCACCTTCTTCAAACTATCTTTGAGAACAATATTTATCTATAAATGCAGGTACTTTATCTTTGAATGCTTTAAAAAGAATATAATCTGCTGGAGGTCTGTGATAAGGTGACGTTGCGACCAATAATTCACTTGGCGCGCCACTTTTTTCTATTTGTTTTACTTTATAAGTTGAAATCCCTACGTCCGTAAAGTATGTACCTATATTAGGGTGTTCTTGAATAACATCTGGATAATAAACAAATCCCTCAGTGAAATTTAACTTTCTATCTGTGCAATTAAATATGGCTTTCCCATAATATTTAGTGTAAAACTGACCAGGTAAAACATCTTTATTGGTCTTCATAAAATCACTCATATCTTTATATTCTTTATAATAATATTTTTCTCCACTTTCTAAGTCATAACTATCAAACCCATAAATTCTCATTTTTACCTCAAATTGCTGATTTCCAACATTCTTAGTAAGAGTGTATAAACTTAATCTATCTTTTTCGGTATTTAATGAAAATGTTTTAACCATGGCATTCTCTATTGCCTTGTTCATATACTCCTTTTCTAAATAGGCTTCAGCTTCACCATAAGAATTAAAACGATATTGATTACTTACACTGTTACACCCTACCAAAACAATTGAGCTAATAACAGAAACAACAAATGTTCTTCCTAAGACCATAAAAAATCCTCCTAATTAATTTAATTAAGAGGATAACAGAATATCATTTCTGATGTAGTGATCTATTTCGCAAAATAAGCTATTTAGTGGCACTTTGATTATAATATTGTGACCAAGACCAATTACCACCACTAGAATTTCTTGTGGCATTTCCTATGCCTTTATATCCAGCTATTCTTGCTTGCTCTGCCTGTTGGGCAGCTCTAACTCTAGCTTGATTTTGCTGTTGTAGTTTCACTTGATCTGCCTTTGCTTTAGCCTCCTGTTCCGCTTTCAGTTTTGCGTCTTGTTCTGCTTGATAATTAGCATAGTCATCAGTAGGAACGCCAGATGCTGCAGAAAAAATCTCTTTATCACCAACCGATAAAGAATTGTATATATTCTTCACTTCTGGCCTTGATACATAAAAGTCTAATTGCTTCTTCTCGTTATCCCTTTGTTCAATAAGTTGTTTTTTTTGGTCTGGATCTGTTAAACTTGAAATTACGCTATCAAGTGTATTAATTTTTTCTCTTCTAGCTATAATCCCGTTCATTATTGCATCAGCATCTTTATTTTGATTAGAGTTATCTAATCTATGTTGATAACCAATTTTCCCTAAATCATATTGGGCTTGTATTGCCATCTTAGATATTTCATTTTGGTATCGCTTATCTTCTAAATCAAAATCATGCTTGCGTCCTAGTGCATATTCTTTAGATCGCCAATCCATTTCCTTTTGGGCAGCCTCTTCTTTCCAACCGTTTTCAACATTCTTAACAATACCAGTACCTAATCCTGCCGCCATTGCTGCTAAAATACCACCATAACCCATAATATTACTCCTTATTGCATTTGTTGAGGTTGCTGTTGAACAGAGGCTTGATTACCAGCTCCCATTTGCTCTTTTGCTGCTTGTGATACTTGTTGCAACATAGCTACATATTGCTGTTCCTCTTCTGGCGTAATAAGTCCTTGTGACATATCTCCGAACTGTTCCATTGCTCGCAATAGGACATCCATTAAGACATCATCAAGTTGATCTTCTGGTACACCTAATTTAGCTAGTAGCTGCATCGCTAAGTCTTTAGCTACTTGCATCAACACCTGCGGAGGAATTGTTTTTCCATTTTGTCTTGCTGCCTGCAAATTACTGACCATTGCAGTAGCAATTAAATCTGCTGAGCCATCAATAGGCCCTTTCTGTTTAATGCGTTCTTCTGCAGTATTTGCAATAGCATTAATCGAGTTTTCCATTACCATCTGATACATTTGCGCCATAGAGCCTTGTTGCTCTTGTTGAGCAGGCTGTTCCATTGCTTGTTGCGGTTGCTCAGTAGTTTGTTGTTGTGCTTGCGTCATTGAATCTAAAATACCCATAATTTTTTCCTTAACTAATATAGATGTTATCCCAAAGGTGGTTTAAAGATGGTAATGCATCAAATAATTTTTGATTGATAGCATTTAATTGTTGTTGATTAGAATTAAGTCGTGATGTCATTTGACTGAGAATGCCTTGATTCGAGCCATCAATCTTTCTCCTTTCTGCCTCCATCTCTCTCGCTTCTTTTATTGCTTGCTGCCGATTTTGTTCAGCTTGTGCAACTGTACCGATATCTCCATATTTATCCAAAACAGCTTGCCTTCCAGCATAATGATTTATTGCGTTATTAATAGTGCTGCCAACCGGAACACCGCCAGCCAAAACATCAACTACACCGCCGGCTATATTACCTAACACACCAGTTCCAGCTGATTTTGCAATATTAGATGCTTGATTATATCCAGCATCATAAACCGCTTGAGCGGCTTGACTTGTTGCTGTTGGATTGTATGTGTCAGCAAATCTATCTAAAGCCGATAGTGATTTCTGTGCTGCGGCAGCGCCAAACATTCCAGCTGTTGGTGAAATTTTTGACAGTGTATTAAACGCTGCTCCACCAACAACTGGCGACATTAAATCCGTTGCCACGCCAATCCCAAAACGCCTATCAGCACTTTTCATTGCATCATTGACGCCAGCACCAAAAGCTTTATTAAATTCACCTCTAGATAGCTCATTGTTATAAGGTGACATTGCATAATCCATAGAAAAATGAAGATCATCTTTAATGTCATTTATATTCGCACTAAGTAATCCGTCTTTATTTTCTTCACCGCCTGCTAATTGACCGCTTCCTCCCGTTAATGATTTAACAGTATCTCTTAAATCTTTTGCTGCATTAGAAACATTGCTTCTTGATAACGATAATGATCTGTCACTGCCGAAAGAATGATTGCTGTCATTTTGCTTGCCAGATCCTATGCTTGATTTAGAGTTTGAACGACTAATACCTGAACGAATGCCGTTATATCCACCATCACTGTCATTATGCCTACCATCTCCTCCACCATAGCCTCCACTAGAACCACTTCTAGCATTAGCTCCTACACCACCATAGCCACCATTACCGCCAGAACCACTTCTGGCATTGGCACCTACACCACCATAGCCACCATCTTTATACCCCATTAAACATTCCTCCGTTCATCAGTGCGTTTTTTCATTTCTGTTAGTATGCCGCCACCTGCTAATGACGGACTTTCACCAACAGTTAAGCTGTTGTACGTGGTATCTACTTCAGGAACAGCAGAATATTCTGACTTGAGCTGTCGTTCTAAATCCATTTGTTCACGAAGCGCTTTCATTTGGTCTTTCGCTTGCTCTTTTTGAGCAAAATAGCCTCCAACCCCCATTAACGTATTACCAATAAGATTCGCTGTATTTTTGTTGTTTTCTAACCAATTAACAGCCCCTCCAATCCAACCAGCTCCTTTACCATTAGCATCACCAGTAGAAAACGCCCCAGTGACTGTGTTCCAAACATCAGAAAATGAAAATCCCATATATCCTCCCTTAGCCAATGTTGATTGATGGTACGCCTAGATTTGGAAAGAATGACCAATTCCGCTGCGTAGTTGGTATGTGTTGAAAAAAGGTACTCATAAAGCGCAATTCTGAATCTCGACTACCTTTCAATTGATTAATTGCTCTTTGCTTGTCCTCTTCTTTCATATTTGTGTTTTGCAAAATACCTGCGATTTGAGCGTCAAAGTTGTTTGTGATTTGTTGCGCAAAGTCAATAGACTTACCGATTGTGTTTGCAGCTACTTGTGCATTAAGTTGATCAATTTCATTTCTATGTTGTAAATCAGCTAACCTACTCTGATTATTGTAATTCAAATCAGCTTGCAGCCTTGTTAAGTTAGTTTGTTGATTTCGATCTAATTCTGCTTGTTGTGCTGCAAATTGATTCTGTGCTTGATTCAAGCGGTTTTGATTACTGTAATTTAAGTCAGCTTGTAATTGGGTCATGCCTCGTTGATGCTCTCTGTCCAACCCGGCTTGTTGTGCTGTGAATTGATTTTGTGTATCCACTTGCGCAATCGGTGTAGCCGCATCTAACATTGCTCGTTGAGCAGCCTCAGCGCCAACTGTTGAATTTTGTAATCCACGAGCTGCCGCAAATCGGTTTCCTTTTGCTGCCGCATTCTTCATCAGTAATGAATTACTGTCTAAATTCGCTGCAACATTAGCGGCCATTGATGGCACTTGCTCATTTTTCTTTTGTACCGCTTCTGTCATTGATTGTAAGATCGCCATACCTACTCCTTGAAATCACTCGGATATTGTCTGCGTAACACTTCGCTTTGATACGCTATTTTGCAGTGATTTTTGTCACAAAATAACGTATTAATCAGCGCATAAAAAAAGACCCACCTTTTCTTCGGTGAGCCTTTCAGTTTTGCATTGCGATAACATCGACTGCTTATTGTTTCATCTGCATAACCACCAACCAATGTGTTTACTAGCTGGTCTATCGCTATCAGTATTTGTTTAATCTTCATATCTACGCTCCCAACCGCTACTAAAGTCATATTCTAGCGGTGTATCTGACTGCATCATCAACGCTTTATGTTTTTCTGCGTTAATGTGGTCGGCATTTTCAGCTCTAACCATCTCTGCAAAAATTGAATTTAATAATTCAGGGGTCATCTCAATAAAATCATTCTCAAACGTTTTCCACGAAATAGAACCAATTTCTTTAATGACGTGCGAAAGTCCGAGATATTTCGTCTTTTCCTCCTCTCCGGTCTGAAACCACTTACCAACGCTCTCGATATACACGCCGCTTAAGCTACGTTGATAACGATATGCTTTGATGCGTTCCCACATTTCGTCACATTGTTCATTGAGCAATTTAGTTTTTTCATCTTCATTAATTATCCATTCTTCTCCGTTCCATTCGTGATGTTCAGTTGGTCTTTTTTGCGTTGTTGTGTTAGCTGGATAATCTCCAACTTCTTTAATTTCTATCTCAGCACCATCATCAATAGAGTAAACCTTTTCGCCACGATGATCTGCTACATACTGCCAGCTATCATTAATGCGTTGCACTACAAAGCCAGTTTTTTCTTGCGGTGGTGCATCAAGATATGATTTAGCAGCTAAACCACAGCCGATGCTAATATATTGTTCTGCCGAGCCTATATAAATATTATTGTTGTCTATTGTATGCACTGTTATATAGCCGCTATTCAGTGCAAATCCTTTATTATCAAATTGTACTGTCATATATCGTCCTTATCCTGCCAAACAAATATATTGAAACGCAACGTTACGCGGTCTATTTTCATGCGCTGTCGGCACAACAAGTGACGCATTAAATGTTATTGTTTCACGCGATATTTGTTGCGTATATGCAACTGCATATACACCACTATCTAATATCATAGAACTACCCGCGAACGCACCGTACGCATCCTCGTTATCAAGATATGCCGTTGATCTGTGAATACCAGTAATATTACGTATCGCATCACCCTGGTTTGATAATAAAGTACGTGCATTATCAACATTTCTTCCGTTATCCCATCCCCTAATGAATTCACCACGAAGGTCTGGCAATCTACCGTTTTGGTATTTTTTCGCCAATATTGGGTATGTAAATGCATCAAATGCTTGACCTTGCATTGCTAAATACCCCATTGGCACTTGCGATGAAGGGTACGCAATTGGAACTCCAACATATATTTCAAACATGTTTTGCAGTTCTATATACACATCATTAACTGATTTTGGTGTTGCAAAGTCTTTTTCAGAAGTACTATTAACTGCACTGATGAACGCTGGTTTATCTACAATATCAATCCAGCGGTTTTCACGAAATGCTGCTTGTTTAGCTTGTTGCATATAATCTTGTGCTTCATTTGCCTTTTCTTCAGCAAATACTGCACTATTATTAGCGTTCGTTTCTGATTGGGCGGCATTTTGTTCTGATTGCGCTGATTCTGTCGCACTCTGTTTTGACTTTTGAGAATAGTGATAAGCGGAATATTTGTCATCTAATACAATCTCATCTTCTGGATTAGATGCCCACTTTCTCGCCATGTTTTCAGATTCATCCGCTAAACGTTCTTTATTAATAACGTTCCGTTCTGATGCTAAGACTATTTGCGTATTGTTATATACTGCTTGAGTATTAGCGGCTACTGCTTGCATATTTTGCTTGACTTCATTTGCTAATCTCTCAACCTCAACTCGATTTGATTCAACATTTTTCACGCCATTAAGATACATTCCATAATTCACCGGGTGATTGTTTTCCGTTGGTTCTGGGATAATCGGTGGCGACGAAAACCCTGTACCGTCATCTCTCAGTGGCGGCACTTTATCTAACGCAGCTTGAATTGCGTCAAATTCATCAGATACAGCTTGTCCATCCGCTTTTGTGTACGGGGTGAAATCATGAGATCGTTTATACAAAATTTGTTTTTTATCAGACACGATACAATCTCCTTGTGATGTAATTGATAATTAAACCTGTTAATTCAAATGGCGGCGCATACAATTCATCGCCGGAAAAAGATAATGAAATATTTCTACTGTATCCGCTTAGTTGAAAAGTAGGTGTTGAATAATCTTCTGCTGACCATAGAAAATTATTCCAGAATGAATCATTCCAGCGTCCACCTCCACCGTAAATTGAAATATCTTCATTTAATTTAGTGGCATGAAAGTTAGCGTTGTAGTCGAGATCGTAGCGATATTTAAGTTTCCCCTCACCTTGCGTTGTCGCTTGTAATTCTGCCGAATGCCAGCTTTTTATCGTAGTAGGACTGCCACAGTGGTTAAATGACATTTTGATAAGCCATTCAATTTGCTTTCCTGCATACGAGTAACAATTTTCATTTTGGCGATATACTTTGCCGTCATTAAATGCTAAGTAGGTATAGTTATTTGATTGCCAAACGCCTGTTAATTTGTCTGGATAATTGAAGTAGGTACTTTTTGTTGTACCATCTGGCAACAACATAATGCAAAGATGAGATCCTGAGCTTGAATAAAATCTAACTTGATTTCTATTTGCTAACGTAGAAGTAAAAGAGATTTTATTATCTAGTGGATTAAAACCTAACTTTCTACTAGCATCTAATTCGCTTAACTTAAAATCGCCAAATTGTTCCGTTTGATCGATTCGCGTAATGCCGTTGGTACTAATGCCAACCGGTACAAATGTTGATTGTAGTGTGCCGGCTTGAATACCCACTTTCGATAAACCTTTCAATGCCCAATCATCACTGGTTGAACCATACAACGCTGATACTTTATGCTCACAACAAATTAAAAGCACACCACCAACTGCAGAGGATAACGCAGTAATTTCATCACCTAAGCCAAACTGTTCAGATCCTAATAACACGCTCCACCTTGTCGGATAACCAACAAGAGAATGCCCAACTTGTCCACCTTTGAACGAAACAAATAAATGGTTTTTATGTGCAACGATATGTTGAGGATATTGTGCATTGACTTTAATCGGAATAAGTGAACCATCTTGCCTAATCTCAATGACTTCATAGCCATTACAAGCATAAGCATATTGTGTATCTACACCGCCATAAAAGTTGTGGTAGATAATTTCAAAGTAACCTCCTTTTGTTAGCGTCACTTCATTACATGCAGTAACAGTACCGACAACTTCATTGTTAATGCTAACTTGTTTATTTAATTCAAATAGAGAGTGACAGATAAGCGTAACTTTTTTGTTATCAGTTGAGACATTAGAAGATAAAGCAATATGCATTTGCTGATCGACAGTAAATTTCGCACCATCTGCAAAATATTCAGGATGTGCGCTTACAGATAACTCAATAACGTAAGTTTTAGGTACAGGCTTCCAACCTTCATCTTTATCACTGATAAAAGCGCCGCAAAACAAATCTTGATCACGAAAAACAATAAGATTTTCGTTAAGTTCAGCAACACCTCTTAATATACCCTCACCATCAACTGAACGGACTAAATCACAGCCGTATTGGAAAGCCTTAGCTAAATAATCTCGGCTTTTATTTACATCACCGACAGATGATGTGATGTAAGTGATAACAGAAGTAAACTCGCCAATACTAATGCTTGATTTCGTAAAAACTGCTGCACCGACTTGCGAAATAACAACAATGCTATTATCAATTACTTCAATGACTTTAGCAGGCTTGTTATCGAGTAAAAATTCACTATTTAATAGTGTTGGTGGTGGAACGTCTTGCAAGACAATTAAGTAATACTTCATCTCGGATGGAATGATTTTCCCATCAATGCTTTCGTACCCCTCAATTCGTGTAAAACCACCTGAAAACAAAGGCTGTACATTTAAAGCGATAATAGCATCACTATTCGCCTTAGCGATAGGCGGTGTTGCTAAATCCATGCCACCAGACATAGCGATAAATTGCGAAGAAAAAGCAGGTAATTTAGCCATTATTTTCTCCTAGCGACATGTTCGGCAAATAACTTTTACATAATAAATGCAAATATTTATCCCATTCTGTTTGCGCCTTTAACACTAACTCTTGCGCATTTTGTGAAATTGCTTTATTGGCCAGCGCATAATAAACAATCGCTAAGTGCAGGTGTTCAGGAATAAATGGTGTGTCAGTAGAAACTTGTAAGACCTGCAAATTAGAATCACTGTACGGTGCTGCCCAAAATTCATCGCCCCATGTTCTGATGGTTTGAATGTTTAGCCATGCTTCTCTTACCGCATCAACATATTCTAAATTTCGCCCACGTTGTCCTGTTACGTTAGCAGGGCCTTCTCCGGTATCGCTAATTTCTCTACGCAGGCGTTGAGCCAATTGTAGAAAATTCATTACGCATTACCTAAGAATTGAACTGCATAATTCGGTACGATTTTTTCAGTGACTGAACCATCTTTTTCTTGCTGATAAATCGTGGTTTTTGAATTAATGAGTAATTGATATACCGGTTCAGGTACAACAACTTCAACATCGCGCTTGATTTGATAAGAAAAGCCGTTGATCCAAACCAATACATCATCTTGACCATCAAATTTTTCTGTTGACTGAATTAAGATTTTCACTTTTGGATAAGTGTTTAAATCTGAGCTATGTTCAATGGCATCGTTATTTTCAGTATGATTTGAGTCCGATCTGTATTTTTCTGGGATTGATTCATACGGTCTAACATGCCCATTCAGATCTTCAAATTCTAAAATCGCTTCAACTAACTTGTCTTTAGTATCACTTTCTTTCGCTTCAATACCGCAATAATTTTTTAAGTGTGTAATCAACTCATCTTTTTTTGCAGTGTCAAGATTGATAAATGGATAAGACATAAATTTCTCCTATAAAAAAGAAAGCCCTCCGAAGAGGGCTAAGTACAGGTTAAAGTGCTGAGGCAGCACACTCAATGCGAGTTAACCACGCCTGGTTGAGGATAAGTGCGGTATGCCAGGTTTTCCAACCCACCGAACCGGTTTGTCCTAGTTCATCGCCTTTTTCAGGCTTACCAGGATTGCGCACTAAGATGTTGGCAGATTCTTTACCTTTGAGTGGGCAAACCCCGAACGCATCTTGTCCAAAAATGACAATTTTATAAATGTCAGAATTGCTTCCACCTGTAGATAGCGTTGTGCCTTTTGCGCCACCGGCATCAGCAGTTGGTGTGAATAACGCAGTCGTGACAAAACGCACATTCTCGACTGTACCAAACTCGTTAGGAGAAACGGTTGAGCGAGTGCCGTATTTTGCCACAGGCACAAAACCTGGCAAATTACGAATATCCGGCTCTAAGTCAGTGTGACAAACCGCAATAAATGACGCTTCGATCGGCTTAGTTTCCATCTTGATAGATGAATCAAGAATATTCGTGACTTTCTTCGCGCGATTATTCATTAAAACACGAACTGCTTTTCGTAATGCAGCAAGTGAAAGCGGCTGATTGACCTGGTTGGTCGCTGCACCGTTTGCAAATACCACTGATGTGCCACCATTGATAACACCCCACGTTAACAACTCAGTTGTTTCTCCCGCTTGCTCACCGGATAACTGCGTAATATCTTTGAGTACCGGATCTTCGTGTGTGTCCTGAATCACATCAGTAATCTCAGTCCACGCGCCGTATTGCTTCAATACCGCTTCCACATCTTCATACACCATTTTTTGTGCCGCTGGGCGTACACCTTCCGTTAATGGTGTTAATGCTGGTTCAAAAGGTTTCGCGCGGCGGAATTTAATCTTCTGCCCTTTATTTTGTGGAATGCCTTTTGATTGGCCAAATTTGTTTAACACAATAATTGGCTCTGCGTGTTTTAACATTTGCGCCACTGCATACACTTGTGTACGTGGTGAAATGTCGCCATAAGTCGTAGTGCCTGTAGCCATAATACTTCTCCTTTAAATTCTATCTATTACGTTTCATATCTTCCGCAATACGATTAAAGAGTGAATTCTCATCTAAATCCTCTGCGCCACCTTTCGGACTGTTACGTCCGTTAGGTAAGCTCATTGCGGATAATTGTTGTGTTCGTTTTGTGCGGTTATCTTGTTTAGCGAAGGTAACTTTTTTGTACTCATTTAACAGATAGATTGCGTCATTCGGATCATCAGATCTGAATAAAGCCTGGACACCTTTCGGCTGAGACTGTACCCACTGATGAAAGCCTTGGTCGGCGACAATCTGTTCAGCATCAGGAACAGCGCTTGAAACGAGGGCAATATTGCCGTCTAATTCTTGTTGCACTAAATCCTGAACGTTAGCTTCTGCTAATTGTGATAACGGATCTGAAATAGCATCAAGTCGTTTATTCTGTCCTGTCACAATGCGTGACAGTACCTCAGCCATCTCTGGATAATCTTCTTTCAAACGTTCAATATCGGCATCAATATTGCTTGAATTTGATTTAATTTTATCCAGCGCGGCTTTTGCTTGTTGATATTTCTTTGACAACGCTCCAACACGACCTCTCTGACTTTTCGCCATGTGTTCAAAGCGTTTTCGTTCTTCCTCAAGTTTTCTTACGTTTTCCTTCACTTCATCAGAGGCATCTTTCAACCAATCTGGCACATCGGACGGCTGAATATTGTCAGCGTCTTGCACTTGCTGATCAGGCAAGCTGGCATCGGTATTTTCTGCGTCGTCTGTTGTGTTAACTTGAGTTTCACCACTTGATTTCATTTCGCTTGCGGCTTCTTCAAAAGCGGCGGCTTCATCAAATGTTTGTGGCTCTTGATTTTCCATGTATTACTCCATTAGCGGCATAAAGCGGCTTGTTGTAAATTCCAATAAAAAAGCCACCGCGATGGGTGGCTCTTTTTCTTATTAAATTCATTCTGTTTGGTTTAATTGAAAACACTCAATTAAATCATTAATTTCAGCTATCCGACCTCGCAACACATCATATTGCTGCGAAGTTAAACCAATCTGAGATAAGCTACGTTGATATTCTGTTAGGCGTAGATTTAATTCGCGCTTTAACAACTGTTTATCTGCGTGTGATTGAATTTCCATTTTTACTCCAATAAAAAAGCCAAAATGCAAATAAATTACACTTTGGCTATTATGAGAAATTCTAGTGCAATTTTTTGCACAAGTCAATAATCTTCTTGTCGTACTCTTTCAGCAACCATTTTAACAAGCTGATTTCGTCTAGCTAATAGCTGATCAATACGCTGTCTCTTTCTTTCAGCGCTCATTACACGATCACGCTGAATTAAGTCAATTTCGTTTTTAACGCCTTTCAATTCTTTTTGCACTTTATTGAGCAAAGGAACATGACGTAATAACGCTTTATTTTCTTCTTTAAGTTGTCTTGCTTCATCTAACATGCCGCGTTTCTTCTCATAATTATTAATGGTAGCTACAATCTCTGTTGCTTTATTGAGATACTCATAATAATCATTCATGTAACTGGTATAGCGTCTAGGTACATTGACATCACCACCAAATAAAGCACTGAAAACCGGTAATTCATTCCAATTTTTCTTAGGTTTATCACCATAATTACCGTTCGCTCTAATTAAATAATCACTCATACCCAAGACATACATACCTAGCGTACCGAAATACCCTCTTGCTAGATGCTCAATCTGTTTAGGGCTTAATCCAAACTCGCCTGTTACCTGTCCAATTCCTCTCGCTAATAATGACGTATTTTCATCATATCTCGCAGCAGATATAAGTCGTTTATCGGACATACTTTCAATTTCTCTACCACTAAACATATCTTTATTCATATAAAGTTCAGCTAGCGGTTTAGCCACTTGAGGAATTGGGTTAAGTGATAACGTATTAATCACTGCAGAGCTTAATCTTTCGCCTAATTTACCTGTTGAGTCTAACCCTAGTGTTGTTCTGAGTAAGCGCTCTGGAATTGTGCCGAAAGCAACCCCTAATTCAAATGGTTTAGGTATGCGAAGATGTTCATTGCCGATGAAAATATGCCAATAATTATCTTTTTCTTCATCTGGTAATTCTTCATAACGATCGTTGCCCATATTCGCTAATGCCAGTCCTACTGATGTCAATGCAATCATAGCGCCTCTTTGTGCAACTTTCTTTGGATTGTCTTTAAAGGCTCGTCCTAATTGTGACAATCCTTGCAATCTTGCATTGAAGAAAGGAAGAATATCAGCTAAGAATCGAATGATTCTTGCGTTCCCTTTCATTGAGAAATCCATTAAATCTTTTGCCTCTAAAGCAGCTTGCGCTTTTGATTTTCCGTTCTTTAAGGCTGCATGATATACCGCTACGCGGTTTGCATTTTCAACGGATGAATTGAGGTGTTGATATTTATCAAGCAGATTAGTAAGTTGGTCTTTAGACCATACAATAGTTTTCATATAGCCATCAATTTCTGACTTACTGTACCCTTTCTTTCGTAAATGCTTGCGAATATTGTCAGCAGCCACTTTAGGATCGCCGGCATCAATATACCCATGACCAAATGACGCACCAGAAAACATTAGATCCACTGCTGCGCCACCTTTGCTGTATGACTCTTTCAAGCCTTTGAGTGAATCAACACCTAACTTCATATGATTTCGATCTGTTGTTGCTGCTTGCACAACATCTCGCAAAAAGTTTCTCACAATAAAATCAGGCATTGAGGTTACTGTTGCTGTTAAAACGTGTTTCGCTCCAGTAAAAATTTTACGGCCAGTATAATCTAATGGTTTTTGGTCGATAGAGGTAATAGCATTAAATAGCGCTTTATCGTGGACTTCGATCATATAATCTTCGCCTTTAATCTTCACAATAGCTAAACCACCATCTTTAATGCCTTTGCCTTGTTTATTTTGCTCGAGTCGTCGATAATCAATTAGATTAGGCTTTTCAATAACCGTAATTACATCTGTATCAGCAAGATTGACAACCGCTTTAGTCAAAGCATCATTTTTGACTGACGCATCAATTAATTTTGTAGCGTTAGTGATGATATTGCTAAGTAAATCAGATGTCGCTTTATCGCTTCCCTTTAATCTTTTAATTCCAGCTGTTTGGTTAGCCAGACCTTTATTACGAAACGGTGCAATCACATCACCTTCTTCTGTTTCACGATAAAACGGAATATACCATTCTGTATCTTCCCATTTCGCTCTATCTTCTTTCGTAAATAAACCAGCATGCTCCGCTAAATCTAAAATGGCTTTATTCCAATTCATCAGCTTTTTACGAGCCTGTTCAAACTTTTGCTCTTTGCCTTTATTTAACGCTTTCAGCTCCTGGATTTCCTCAACACTTAAGTTATGTTCTCGACCTTCTGCCATTAACTTTTCAGCACGATTACCGGCAATCCAGGCTAAAAAGTTATTCATGTCATCACCGAGATTTTCCATAATACCTAATAAAGCATCGTTTTTGCTCGTTCCTGCTTTACGTTGAATAATGCCATCTTTCCATTCCGGTAAACCATGTGTCATACTCGCTTCAGCAATAGAACCCGAACCGGCTGCAAGTCGTGCTGCTGTATATCCGGATTGACTATGATCGGTAACACCCGCTTTATCTTCCCAATACTTGATTGGCGCTAAAGAATCAAATACCCATGTATTCATTTTTCTGCCCCAATCTGTTGCTAAAGCTTTCCATTCTGAAACAGTTCTAGATTTAGCTTGTTTAAACTCACTAACTCCGCGTTCTAAAGCGCTTTCCTTTTCGCCATAGCCAAGTTTATTAAATGCGCTATCTAAAACAGAAGTGGCCGCTGAAAATTTAATTTCTGGCAAGTATTGCTTTAAATCCTCCTCTGTCTTAATATTAGACAAGGGTTGGTTCTTAGATAACGGTGATCGCAATTGAAGCGTAAGGTTATCGCCAGAACCAACCGAAAGGTTCTCAGCGCTAGTGAGCGACGATGGCAATTGAAGCCCAACTCTCCTAGCAAGTTGAGAACCTTTTGTTTTATTCCAATATAATAAATCGTTATTCAATCCATTTTGCAGCTGCGAAATATTACGCCCATAGACACTTGCAATATTAATCAACTCTAAACCTTGTTTTGATTGTTTTAAATGCAATGCAGCGATTATAGGTTTATCCACGCCATTTACGTTTTCGGTTAATTCAGTTAATACAACATAGCCATTTTGTTGTGTGCTAGATTTCATTACGGCAACAGGGTTATTAATTTGTCGTGGTAATTGTTTTAATACTTCAGGTCTAACATTATGTTTATCTAACATTACTTTCTTTAATACAGAACCGTTAATGACAACATTCACGTCAGGTAAACCTAACATTTTTAAAACTGCTGGCGTTGTTCCTACATCAATAACCTGTTGGGCTGTAAATTTACCACTTGCGACATCATCAACCGCTCTTGCAAAATCACTATCAGGGTGTTCATTTAAGCTAAAGCGCTTGCCTGTTGTCGGTGGTGTTGGATTGCTGTTAATGCCTTGCTTAATACCACCAATTAAACGAATTAGATCGTAATCTGTCATTTCATCAAAAGAACGTCCAAATAACTTATTCATCAATTGACGCACTTTATCAGCAATAATCTTAAACCACGCTTTAAAGTTCTTTTCGTGTAGAGTGTTAATTTTTACACCGTATCGCTGACGAAGCTCATCAAAATTACCTGTTTCGTGCGCAGCCAATAATTCAACTAAGGCTTCTTCTGTTGCAATATCTTTGTTAGTGGCTGCTGGGTCGGTATATTTGCCTGATTTATCCACAAAGCGTTTTCTGTCTGCCATAATCGCTTCTGACATTGCACCTACGACACTATGCTTACGAGCTTTTTCCATAATGCCTTTATAGTCCGCACGATATTTAACATTTACCCCTAAATGTCCTAACTCATGCCAAGCTACCCAAGCTAACCGCATTTCTCGGCTCATGTTTTTTGTAGCTCTAATATTTGAAGGAACTAACGTCACTTTCCCTGTTTTTGGATTAAACCAACCTTCCACACCATCACGAATAAATTTGCGAGCGTTATCTGGTGCGGTTTGCCCTGTAACAATTTCAACATTGGCTGACTGTTCTGGTGTTAGGATATTAGAGAGTAAAGATTGAAGTTGTTGTTTATCATGAGGGGCATTATTATTTTCTGTTGAGTCTGCTGTTTCTGCTTGCAAAAGTTGTAATAAACGTTTATCCTCAATCCTAGATAAAGGCGATGAGTTGGAAATCTCCGCAGTTGATACGCGAGAGGTCATTTCTAATAGATCGCCTTTTTCGATCTCTGATAATTTATGATCGTAATATTTTTCACCAGTCGTTGAATTAGCAATAACGGCTTTAACAGTATAATAATCACCACCAATATTCAAACCTACAGCGTAATAATCATAACTTTCAATATCAGGGTGTTTCCTTCTATCTTCATTTGGCAAAGTGTCAATATATATCGCATTTTCAATAATCTGTGGAATGGCTGCAATACTTTGTAAATGGTCAGGGTCCTTGTAGTCGTGTCGTAACACCTCTTGCACCCCTGCACGCCCAAGAGTAATCTCTTGCCCAGTGTCTTTATTGATATAACTACCTCGAAGCAGTTTTCCATAATTTAACGCATTACGTTTATATTGTTTTAAATCCGCACTTGGCTCAATATCATTACCTGATATGTGAATACTCTCTGCGTTGCGTAGCTTCTCTAAGCTTTCTGATTTAGGACGATTGACATTACCTTTACGAGAGTAGCGAATATCATTATTATTTGGATCAAATGTGCCGATATTATCTGTTGCTGATTTTATTTGATTGGAAGCAAACGCAACAAAATTATTTGTATCATTATCTAGAGCGGAAAAATCAGCCCCATCTCTAACATTTTCAAAGATAACACCATCATAACCTTTATTTTCAGCATATTTTGCCCAATCATACGTATCTTTTATATTACGCTTATGTTTAATGGCGCTATAATGACTGCTCTTTGCATCAATAATAAGCGGATTTTTTAGATTTAAATAAGTATGGTACTCATTGACACCATAACCAAACGCATTATCTTTATCACTATTGAAGAAATGTCCTTGGTTTTCTAATCCATCAACATTACGCTTAAATATGTTAAACGGTTGATATTCTGTTTCATAATACTTTTGTTTATCATTCCATTTGCGAGTTTCCTCATAATTATTACTACCATGATACACTACCAATGGCTCGCCGGTTCTAGGATTAATCACTTTACTTGCATTTTTTGGGTCGTTTTCCCAATCACCAAACCAAGCTTTAAACTCTGGTGTGCGAACCTGTTTCCATTGATTAAAATCCAGCTCTGTTCTACCCTCTGCTTTTGCTTGATTGTAAGCTTGTTCGGTTAGTGTATTATGCTGTGAACGGCTAAACCTAACTTCGCTGTAAGGCTCTATATGTTGTTCTGGGGTAAATTGGTCGTCATAAAGCTGTTGTTCAACAAAATCAATTTGTTCATCATTGCTTAATTTTGGATTTTGATCTGGTGTAATTTGTTTATTTATCTCTTGTTGGCGCTGTTCCAATTGTTTTCTTTGTAAGTCATTAAACTTAACAAAATTTCCTTGTTTAACCTGATCTAGCAAAGTTGAAAACTGCTGTTCCGCCGCTTTCTTAATTCTTGGATGTGCTAACTTATTAGTAATAATAGATTGTGTTGCTGTTAAATCTTTAGCTAGTTGAGGATTAACTTTGGCAATGTCATCTAATTGCGTTTTCTCGAAAGAAAATGGTGGATTAAAGAAATCTTTTGTTTCATTGATATGAGAATTAAGTTCAGCTTGTAATCCTTGTTTATCTACATCTGAAATAGTCGGATCTTCTAGTCTATCTTGTAAATCAGCAATCTTATTTGCTAATTTTGCATTGTGAGTAAACAACTTAGACAAATCATTGTCTGTTAAGAAACTTACTGTATTTTCTGTTGGTGTATCTTGTGTTGCGGCAATATTATTCTGGTCTATAACATCTTCTTGATTACTTGATTGATCATTATTTACATCAACAACATCATCTTCAGCTGGACTAGTATTTTGTATCTCAACTTCGTTAGTTCCTAAATTAGCTTGTGAAGCGTCTTGAGCCATAATATTTGCCGCTCTTGCTTCTTTTTGTGCAATAACATAATGGGCATTAAAGCGACTTTGCGAAATAAGATCTTCGAGGTCATTCGCTTGTGAATTTACCATATCAACATAGCTGCGTAATGACTCATCTACTGTTTCATTGCCTGTTGACTTAAATTTTAAAAATTCTTTCTTCGCTTTATTGAGTACACGTCTATCGTTGTAAACATCTAATGCGCCTGTCGGTGCACCAAATGCCGCCCCTAAAATCGCTCCCTGAATGGCATTGCTCGCCATTCCCTCTGTTACATCTCGATTTGGATCGTAATAATCTTTTGCAGTAGTATTAACAGAATATTGATCAGTAACCTCTTGTATTGCTTCAGTAACACTCTCTTTTAATGCCCCTTTTTTTAATCCATCTACAACGTTTTTTGAGGCTTTACCAACCCCCATAAAGCCACCACCAAGACCGCTAACAGCATTTGTTGCTAAATCGCTTAATACTGAAACTGGATTAAATGCAGCTTCTCTTGCCGCTTTTGCGATAAAGTTGTTTTTTGCAACCTCAAATCGCTCATCAATGCTTAATCCCATTCCTTCTTCAGTGTTGTACAAGTCATTGTAAACTTGTTGGAATTGCTCATTATTAGCCAACTCATCATCAGAAAGATTTAACATTTCATCTCTGATTTGATTCGCACGTGAACCAGCCATCATTGCAGACTGAACAGCAGTAACACCAGCGACTCTTGCTAATTGCTTACTTGCTCCTCTCTTTAATGCTTCATTGACAGCTACTTCGCCAACTTTATTCGCTAATTCTTTCTTAAAGACTTGCTTTAAACCCTGTTTTGCGGCAGTTTTTGTTCCAGCATAAGCAGCTGAACCAGCACCGAACGTACCTATTGTGACAAGCACTGTATCTAATTCACTACCTAATACGGCTCCTAAGTTCCCTGCCCACCAACGAATATTCATAAGTGCAGTGGGATCGTCAGTTACATCTTGTTTTAGAGCAGCTTTCATCTCATCTGACATTTCATTCATTTGCTCATCAGCATATTGAGCAGAGGCATCAGCCGCTTTATTGAACCAGCTTTCTACACTATCAAAACCGAGTTTGTTTGCCCCAATTGCAACTAAACGACTTAAATCGCTAGCTCCTCTACCAAGACCCATTTCAAATGCGTCAATCGTATCGCCAATTACACCTTGTTGCTCTTTCGGCTGTTCATAAGTAGCTGTCATTGCGCCAAGATAAGACGCAGCTTCATCTTCTTTGTTTTTTCCACCATAGGCGGTTTCTGATAAACGCTTGCGTGTTGCATCACTTAAGTAAATTGTACTCATGCTATTCCCCTTGATTTAGGCATAAAAAAACCGCCAGTTAAGGCGGTTATCTTTGTGTTCTGTTAATTACTGTTCTAACCCGTAGTTACCTGTTGGGTTAGTGGTTGGTTGGTTCTTTAATGCAACCTCTGTTTTAAATTTCTGCATTTCGATCGCTTGTTTACCGGTATTGAGTTGCAAATCAGCAGTCAGCTTAGCTTGATTTAGCTCTTTATCTACCTGCAATTTTTGTTGAGAGTGTTGTTGATTTGCCTGGATTTCCATTAGTTTGATCTCAAGTTCTTTTTCTTTGATTGCTACTTTCATTTGCTCAATTTTCAGCTCAGATTCAAGCTTCAATTGTGCAATTTGTAGTTCATGTTGCTGTTTCTGTTGCGCTAACTGCATTTCCATTTGTGCTTTCATTATTGCAGGGTCTTGCGGTTGCTGTGCTTGTGCTTGCTGCATTTGTTGTAGTTTCTGTTCATATTCCTCACGAGGGATAAGCATATTTTTAGCCCCCATCGACATAGATTGCATCAATGTTCGTAAGCCATCATACCAATCAAAAGCCTGGCTTAATTCTGGGTGTTGCCCAAAACGGTCTAGCAAGTCAATAATCTGTGCTGTTTGCGTTTCTTTGACCAACAAAGCAGAAGTGCCGCGCGCAATAATTTGCATATCGCCTTTCACTTTAGGGTCGTCACTAAACTGCATGTTATATTCGTAAAATCGTCTGATAAGCGGTTTGGTAACAGAATCATCCCATTCTTTTACTTGTCTGCGACGTACTGCGTTGGCCGCGTTCATTAACATAGACATTCCACCAAGTGTTGGTGTCACTTGCCCTTGTTCCCCTTGAGCAATCATCGGTAAACCGCTTTCCTCATCCATGAATGCCTTTGACATTTGAATGATGTTAGCAAATTCTGCTTGTCGAGATTGAAACGAAAATACCCCAAATGCTCGTTGTGCTTCGACTTGTGCAGCCACACCAGCTCCGCCTGTGGTAGTCCAAACTTTATTAGGCTTAATATTCCAATCTTTATCAGCCGGCTCTAATACAGACTTATTGACAACAACTTGATCGCCAATCGTCAATACGCCGTTATCAATCATTCCTCGCCACGCTGTATTAAGGATTTCTTGCGCATCTCGGCAAAGATAAGGAATGCCAAAGCCAAATAAGCAAGCTGCATCAGGTTCACAAACATACACCGAGTAAGGGAAATCATCTAAATCTAACGGACTCACATTTACGCTAATAATTTTGCCGTTACCTGACATCACCACAACGCCATTAATTTCTTCTAATTGTTGCTGTTCTTCTGTTAGTTCAATCTTATAGCTATCTGCTAACTGTTGGTTTGCTTGCTCGATTAATGAAACAGGAATATTCCCATGATATGTCCATAACTCGTATCGCTTATCATTTACGACCTTTTCTAAACCAGATAACTCACGCAATGTATCGTTATATGACGATAAATCACTACTGCTGTTATGCGTTTCTGATGCCTCAGATTCTAAGAGTTGCAATACATTATCTTTTAAGTAGTAAGGATGTTTAGCAAGATTTTGTAACTCTCTTTTTGTTACCGCATTACGCTCAAACACAAACAAACAGTCTTTTAATGTTGGTGCTGACATATCTGGCACAAAATCCCATGGCAATATTGCTTTAGCTGTTGGTGCAATATAACTTTCTGTCTGCGCCTGCCATTCACCATTCGGCGTTTGTTGGTAATAGCGTTTTTCTTTTAATTCAACAATCGGCGCTCGCAAAATTCCTGTACCCAATACCGCCGCATAATGTAAACATAATCTTGCTTCAGCAGCGTAATCACATTCGAGCAACTGATCGTCAATTAATTTCTCCATAGCTTCAGCACTTTCTTTGGCTTGTTGCATTAACTGTCTTGCCATTATAACATCGGGTGTTTCTGCTTGCTGTTTTGCAAGTGTTGCGATTTCAGGGATTGGTGTGGGCTGAATGCCGTAGTTTTTATCATCAGATGGAAATAACATATCTGTCATTTGAGCTGTCCACGCATCCGTTTTACTGCGCGTATAGCCAACAAAGACTTGTGATCCGTTTGCTTTTGTACCGCTTTCGTACTGATTACGATATTGATACATATCACTAACCCAACGCTCAGTAATTGGTTGACGTTGTTTCATTTGTTCATACAGTAAGCCTTGTAACTCACTGCCAAAGCCATCTAATGTTTTTGCTTCTGCCATAATTAATATCCTGTTCTAGCGCTTAGTGGAGAATGCGATTGAATATTGATAATTTGTTCTCTGATCTTGTCTGGCATGGTGTTCAGACATAAATATTGATTTGCATCATGAGGGTGTGAATAACGGTTTTTATCCGGGTTATCTGTGTATTTATCATCACCAGCCACATTCAGTTTTTTATAAGCGTAGCCAGTTTCATAGCCCTTAATTAATACTTTGCAATGTGGACTAATTAACATTGCCGGTTGTCCTTTTCCAACTAAACGAGATAGCCACCAGCGAACCGCTTCTAACCTCGCTGTTGTAGAATTACTGCTTGCCGGCATTGCATTAAAACCGTTTTCATAAAGAATTTGGAAACACGTTTTTTCATCCGTTTGCGCACGTTGAACACCAGCAGGATCGCCAATTACTTGGATATTATCGCACTCTTGATATTTTGCCTTGATCAACGGAATAAGCTGCTCTTGCACGAATCGCTCAATCCCCATTCCTGTTGCTATCACCTCATCAGTGATTCTTAGCTGCCCAAACGGTGTAATTTGTCCAACAATGGCTGCAGGTGTTAAACCAAAATCCAAGCCAATATAAGTTGGCCAGCCTTTTACCGGCAGCAATTTATCTTTTGATACATGCAGTGCTTTATTAAAATGATCCATAAACACAGGTTTTCCGTATTGTATCGTTGCAAACTCGTTGCAAACTCTTGATTTAATCCAGTTAAGTGTTTGCCCCTGAATGTTGTCAAACCAATAACCATATTCTTTTTTGTGATTTTCGACATTTTCAGCAAGCGGATTAGCTAAAAAGCGATGCCCTAAATAATCAGAGTGCAATCCTTTTTCAAACATCACTTTTTCTTCTTGTGATAAGCTCTCTTCCTTGATATTTGTAATATCAATTAGCGCGCCAGGTTGAATAAAAAAATCCCAACCTTTAGGCTTGAAAGGTATCCCTGTTTCTTCATCTACACCCTGTTCAAACTGATACCACCAGTGATCGTCATCAGGAGAGTTGGTATCAATCAACATGCCATTCCATGTTGCGCCATCAAAGTTTTCTTCTCTTACTTTTGGTGGATAACGCCCTGTCCGGGTTAATGCTTCCATCACTAAATCAAGTGGCATAAATTGCCCTTCATTGATCCAAACGCCAGTCAATTCTAGTGACATCAACTTCTTTACGTCTTTTGGCTTATCCATTGATAAAAACAAAAATTCCGTTTCTACTCTCGTCTGTCCATCGGGGTGTGGAATATTCAGTTTTCCGGTAATCGGACTGCCGTAAGTGATAGGACAAACTTCTTGAGGTATCCACGTTTGAAAAGTTTTGATTACCGTTTGTTTTAATTCCGGGTAAGTATTTCTGATACACGCCCAACGAGTTTGTCTAATCCCTTGTGCGTTTGGCTCTTGATTTAAACAGATCCGCCACATCTCTTTTACACAGCCAACGGATTTACCACTGCCGATAGGCCCGCGAATAGCTTTTACTAACGCATTAGAACGGTGTACTTGTTTAAATGTAGGTGAAGCACGATAGATAATACGCATTAGAAATCATCCAAAAATTGAATTGTGTTATTGCCGTTCGCTTTGATATTTAGCTCTTGTGCTAACTTATCCGCTTTGAGCAATGTTTCTTTTGTTTGTGCTTTACGATACTCGATTGTTTCTAACATTAGCTGGATTGAAGCATCAGCGCTGTTTAAGCTTTGTACTCGCCCAACTGCACGATCTAACGCTGCCTCAGCAGATTCAATTAACTCAAGTAACGCTAATCGCTCTTTTTTATCTACTGCTGTCTGTAAATCAGCTTTAAATTGTTCAATGCTTTGTATTGCCGCTACTGCACGTTGGCGCATTAAATCAATTTCATCTTTTAAGCCGAAATCGGCAACTTGTTCAAAGGTGGACTTATCTCTAAAATAACGAGCATATCCACCATGTTTTACTGCTAAATTGTTTCCAGAAACAAACAATCCTTTTCCATCTTTCGCAGTTTTAGATAACGGTTTCGCAGTTTCGCAATTCGTTTCGCAGTTTGTTTCGCAGTTTTCTTCGTAACCTACTGATTTATCTTGATTTTCTGTTTCGCAATTTATATCTTGAGTTTCGCAGTTTTTGTTACCGTTAAACAATGTGTCTGGCTTTTTGATATAGCGTTTTGCTGTAGCAAAATTAAGTCCTTTCTTTCTACACCACTCTTGTACAGATACTCCTGTTTTTGCATAAGCTTTAACATACTCAATCTGTAAGGCTTGCCAGTTTACTCTTGCCATAATTACTTCTGCATTTTCTCCGCTTGCCACTCTCTGATACGGTCGATACGATTGAGGCAAATATCACGTTCACGCTTTAAAATGACAGCGTATTTAGCTACATCACCATAGCTTTGGCCTTTAAAAGTGGTTTTATCGAGATAGGTTAAATAAGCAAGCGGAACAGGAGAACAAGCGCACTGAATTGGTTTACTGCTGCAAGAAGTTAATAACAGAGCGAGGAGCGTTGTTGCGATAACAGTCATTATTTTTTTCTTCTGTTGAGATAGATTCAATCGTTTCATTAGCTGTTTCCCTCATTAGTGATTCTTGCTTTGTGAGTTCGTTTAAGATTTGAGTGTTTTTGATAATGTCTGCGTTGAGCTGTTTAATTGAATTGCTTTGCTGTGTGATGATTTGAGCTTGAGCGTTGTTCTCGGCTTTTAAGCTACTTAATTTCTGAAACTGAACCCATGACAATATGCTCAAGCCTAAAATTGCGATAACGAGTATCTTTGTTAGCGTGCTAAACATAATTGTTTCTCTTTCTCTCGCCTAATAATTAATCCGTTAAGCTTTTGTCCGCCGGCATAAACCCATCTACTAAATTGATCGCACATTTGCGGCGTGTAACCGTTGCGAGCTAGTTTAAAAAGCGTTGAGTTTTTTAGTGTTGTGCAGCCTACATTGAACGTGATTGATGTAAGTGCGTCAAAAGCACCTTGTGGCATCGCTTGACCGTTAGCGTAACGATTAACACATTGCTCAGCGATTTTAATGTCGTTTACCCATCGCTTAGCGATTTCATCTAACGAGTAAATTTTCTGCTCAATTTTCTGTCCGCTCGCTTCTGTTGAACCGATACCAACGGTTAAAACGTCATTCGGACACCGGTAAGGATTTTTAATACACCCCTCAGCATTGCCAATCACCTCCATCCCGGCTTTTGATGTACGTAATTCATCTGAGTGTTGAGTAATAACTATCCCAATTACTGTAGCAACAGAGCAAACAATTAATTTCTTAGCGATTTTCATTGTTAATTAATTTCCCGGATGTATCTCTAACGCCAGCTTTAATCTCTTCAAGTTCTAACATGCGCTTTTTGTAACGACTTTCTCGTAAATAACCTGCCACTGTTACGATAATCCCTATTAAGACCGCCCACTCACTGATTGTTAGCGCACCAAAAAAAGCTGTAAGCCAACCATATACTTGAGATTCAACCGGCATATCTTTAAACATTTTCATTCCTCAGCCTCCTTGTTTTTGAGGCAATAAAAAACCCCAACAACTAAAAGCTGTTGAGGTTAAAACTCCAATAAAAAAGCCAAAATGCAAATAAATTACACTTTGGCTATTATGAGAAATTCTAATGCAATTTTTTACACTAGTCAATTTTTACTTACAGAATAAATAAGCTGGTTTGTTTATTTCATTTCTTATGCTATTAAAGTGCATCACAATACGTTCATAGTTCACACTTGATGCACTTTTGTCTATTAACGCAACCAATTTATCTAAAATTGGAAACGGTATTTGCCAACAATGGCGATATTCACTAGCAAACGTATAAACTTGAGATGAATAACCTGATTTAATTTCATCAAGCGGTTTAACTAGTCTTTGTAATAAATCGTTTTGTTGTTTCGCAGAAAATAAACACCAAGCTAGATCAACAACATCATCTGCCGTCAAAGTAAAATTTTCGATTTTATGTTGTTCAACAATCAGTTCTCCCTCAAGCACAATTTTATGTACATACTCAACTGCTCTCGGTAAATCCTCTTTTGAAATTTCATCAATGCTATTCACATTCATGTAGTGATGAACGAGGTTATAAGCTTCATTGTAAAGCAGCCCCTTTTTACTCACTAACATATTTACTGCATTGCGTAAACCTGTGCGGTCATCTGTGGTGGTTGGATTATTTGCTCCTTGATTAAGTAAAATTTTCTCAATTTGTTCATCACACCAAATTGCAAATTCAACATTTAACCACCGAGCAAATGGAACGGCTAAACGACGGTGTAGCCACGTTCCACCATTTACGCCACGAGTGGTTTTTAAAATATGGGATTTTCCCATATTTAATTTTTTGCTAAGTAGATCAATATATTGTTGCGTAGTTTCAAGGCGTAACCATTCAACAGGAACTTTATTAAAATGTTTTGCGATCGCCGTTGCATTTAAATAAGCATCATCTTGGAAGAAAACTTGAATGCCGTTGAAATCGGCTGTAATAATATTAGACATAACTGAGTACCTTTCGAATATTGGGTGGATAGGTGGTTCGAAAACCGCTCAGTTAAACGGCGTATGGTATTGGATATTCCCATACCCACCTATCCATAGATTGAGTTTTGTTCTTGTATTGAAATTGGCTAGAAAAGAAAAAGAGAAACACCGAATTTCAGATACAAAAAAATCACATTGACGCAGTGAATAACGAACTGATCTAACAGGAATTTAGGTTTCGACTCCTAAAATCTTAAATTAAGGATAATAGAATGGGGTTTGGTTGTCAATAAACGAAACTCAAAATTGAGCTTTGCTTTAAAATCAACGAGTTATTGAGTTATTTGCAACAACTCACCTATGCCGCTATTTCAGCTCTTAAACGTTGTTTGATCAAGCTTTCAGCGTCTGACATTTCATATTGTAGCTTGCTAGTAAACTCTAAAATAATATGTTTGAGATAAAGATCGAAATGCTCTTTGCTGCACCCGATCGCATAAATAAGATGATCAACTGTGGCAATCAATCTTCCCTTTCCCTCGCAAGATGGACAAGACCGTTTTTGTTCCCTGCCAATTTCCCCTGTGCCATGGCAGCGAGGGCAGATATTCGTTCTTTTCATTTCATTAATCGCATTTATTTTGAGTGTTCTACCGTCTTTGCTGTTGCGATCGATGCCTGCTTGCTCAGCTATTTTATTAGCTTTATCAATCTCTTTTGTGTAAGCAAATTGCGAGCGCAAATATCTACGTCTTAACGAGCTTAATCGTTTATGTTGTGTCGGCAACGGAATATCAGCCAGCATATCAACAACAAGGTTTAGTGCTTTAGCAGCATAATGATCGCTAATATTTTTGTCTTTTAAATACAAATCAATGTATTGAGCAAGTTTGTGCTTTGCATCGTTATCTAACTTATATTTGAGTGATAGCATTTGATAGCCGAGCCAGTGTTGTCTTTCCGCTTTAGCAAATGCAGCAATAATTTGATCTTTATGTAGATTGCCGTTGCAATGAGCAACAGCCTCAAAACTTACACAACGTGGCTCAAACATTTTAACCAATAGTTCAATTTCTCTACTCATTGCAACTCCTTAACTTTGTTTTTATAAACAGTAATTAGTGCCTTAATTTCATCTATCGTCAGCTTAACTTTTTGATGATCTTTTCTCTCTAAAAATGCCACCCTCTCAACACCAATTTTCTTGATCAAATTGATACGATACTCAGTTAAATTACCGCTTAAATAGTTATTACAAACGGAGCATTGCTTATGACAATTATCCTCATTAAATCGCAATTCTGGCATTGCTTTAACTGTCTTATAATGCCCTGCGTGCCATTGCCCTTGATGAAATCTACCGCAAGAAATGCAAGGCTCATTTTTATCTCGCAGGCGAATAAATTGATTAAACACTTTTTGCAAATCTTTCAGCCACTGAGCCCTTGTTTTAATTGCTTCTAATCTTTTTCTATGTTCTTTCCTCGCCTGCTTATCTAGCTTTTCACGCTTCTTGCGTGCTTGTTCCTTGCTGAGTTTAATCGCACATTCAACACTACACACTTTCTGCAAGCTGCTAATTGTTTTCGTGTAGTAACTACCGCAAACCTTGCATTTATACTGTTTATTTGACTTATTCATTAGCAACCACACACTCAATTAATTGAATAAAATCATCGCATTGTTCTAATTTGTGCCCCTCTTGATCGACAAAACAATACTTGGCAAAATGACTAACGATCTGTTCCTTTGTCATTTCAGTAAATTTAGGCGGTTGATATGCAGCATATTCCTGTCCGTTCATCTAATATTTCCTCTATTGCTTATGATGAAAATCAATCTATTCTTGAAGTTAAATTCCGTAGTGGTGCTATTTATCAATATTTAAGTGTTCCTCCTGAACGTTATAGAGGCTTATTATCTGCTTACTCAAAAGGGGGTTATGTTGCCGACTTTATTAAGCCTTACTATCGTTATCGCCGAGTGTTCTATTAGCTATCATTCATTAAAAAAACGCATATAACTGGTTAATAATGTTTTGATCTGTTGTGTTATTGAAAATATGCTTTAAAGCAGCATTGATTAACGCTGAATAACACGTTTCGAACTCATCTTGTTCCATATTTCCATAACTTAACGATTGAGCTTCTACTCTTACTCGTCCATCTATCGTATAACTCACTTCTTTAAAACCAGCTAACACAGTTAAATTCTTGCGAAATGTGTTAAACTGCTTTCTCTCATCGAAATATTTCCATTCCGTTTTATCGGCTGCCCAATGTTCAAAACAAAATTTAAAAAATGAAAAGACTTTACGGTGAAATTGAGGGTTACGAGTTCTTTTCACCTCAACTTCGTACATCTCACCATTTTTAAATTTTTGTAGTGCTGGAAGATACATATCATCAGCGGCAACAAATGTTCCACCAGCACCTTTAACCATCTCAATGATCATTGATAATATCCACCACACTGCTTAACAAAATCCAAGCTCACTTGACGAGTGATGAAGCCTTGCATCATTGGATCGAACACTGCGATAATTGAACTTTTGTTATTACCTTTTACTTCTTCACCCGTAACTGGATGTAAGAAATTAATACGTCCACCAACAATGTCGATAACTTCTGTCGCATTTTCTTGAATAACTTGATACCACTTAGTGGATTTATCAGCTGGTAATAACATCACAACTAAATACCCCTGTTCTTTAAGCTCTGCCGCACGTTTAACGAATGGCAATGGATTGCTATAAGGCGGATTAACAAAAATGGATGTAGGTTTAAACGTATATCCATATTCGGGTGTATCGTAGCCATTTGGATCAAACGTTAAAAAACAACAACCCTCTTCATTTGTGCAATAATGTTTACACAATGCGTTCTCTTTACTTGCGCAACCATCCAGATCAAACTTAAATAATTTGTTGAGCCAGTTAAAAACATATTTAGGTGTACGATAACAATCTTTATCAAAACTCATTTTCTGTAACTCTCCCAATCAAACGCAACAATCGCTCCTTGTCCTTCCATCATTCGATCAAGCACACGCTCACCGATATAATCACTTAATTCATTTACCGATAAGTTGCTAATCAAAATTGTTGGGAGTCTGTTTTCATATCGAGTATTGATAATTTCAAACAAAATGATTTTTTCCGCCTCTGATCCAAACTGAACCCCAATTTCATCAATAATTAACAGGTCTTTTTTCGCGTAATATTTGATAAGTTCATCTTCGGTCTTTGTACTGTCACGATTCCAGCTTGTTTTAATATCTCTAACGATACGTAATGCTGTAGATAACAACACTTTTGCCTGATATTGCTCTATGATTTCGTTTGCAATCGCGCAAGCTAAATGATTTTTCCCGGTTCCCGGTTTACCGCAAAAAATTAAGCCACCACCTTTTGCTAACCGGTCTAACCATTTTTCAGTGTATCGAGTTGCAAGCATTAACGCTTTTTTTGTTCCGTCATTTAGTACTTCGTAGTTATTAAGATGGCAATTCTCAAATCGAGGTGGAATTTGAGCTGATTTCTTTAAATCAGCAATTAACGCATTTTCATGAGCCAAAATTCTTGCTTTTACTTGATCAATTTCTTCTTGCAAGCAGTGAGGACATTTAGTCTCACTTGCTATGTTTAAATAAGGTGCTTCAAAAACAGTTTTTACGCTACGATAATCCCCATGTTTCTGACAATGCACCACATTCGCAAATGGATCTTTAGCGGCTTCTTCTGCGACAGATAATTTATTTTCTAAATCGTTAAGAGTTTTAAGTAATTCGTCTTTAGTCATTTTTTAGCCTTTTTTTTTACTTATAAATATCAGGGATATGCTCTTCATATTTTTTGTCATTAAAACTATGATGACTGCTAGGTTTAGGCTTGATTGGTGTTAATTCTTCTTTGACTTTAAAAAGCCCGGTCCAAGTGTTACCGATAGATTGGTCTAACACAGCAATGGCTTTCTGTGGGTCTCGACCGCTAAGTTTTTCCAAATCACTCAAACACTTCTTAAGCGTGCCTATCGTCTTAATTTCAACACGCTTAGCTTTGCGCATACGACAATACTCAATCCACTTTTCACGATTGACATAATTCGGCAAATCAACATCCTCAGCGTCAATGTTTAACGATTTTTTAGATTTTTTTGCTACGCCCGTATTATTGATAGGATCATTAATAGGATCATTGATAGTATCTTGATAGGATCGGTGGACATTTTGACCACCCTGACTAGACAAATTGTCCACCCCGACTAGACAATTTGTCTCCCCCGCATGGACATTTTGACCACCCGTCAAATTGTCTGGGGTGACATTTTGACTACCCTCAACTTTAAAATTAAGACAATAAACAGAAGATTTATTGCCAGTTCCTTTTCTTAATACGCTAACAAAACCAATTTCCTCTAGCTTTTCAATTGCTCTCTGAATAGTTTTTTCTGATACACCAGCCTGTCTAGCTAATGTAGCTTGACTTGGATAACAACGATCTTTTTCGTCCGCATAATTTGCCATTAAAATAAATACAAGCTTTAAATTACCTGATAATGGTGCTTCTACTGCTTTTGCGACTGCGTGAAAACTCATAGTGCCACCCTCTTATTTAACATCTCTGATAATTTTGCTAATCCTTTAGCTGTAATAAGGACTTGTTCACTAATTTTTAGATTTCCATCTTTATCTTCATATGAGTTTGCTTTATGTTCTAAATAACCAGCCTGTAATTTGTCTTGATAAGCTATCCAAGGCTTAGAACTTACTCGCTTATAAATCCACCGATGAGAAAATAAAAATTGAATAAACATCTTAGGTTGTACTTGTAGATGTTTCGCTGCATTAGTTAAATTCATAGAGCCTTGTGTTTTTGTTGCTAAACGATCAAAGGCCTCTGCTTTTGGCTCAAGCTCTAATACTTTCTCCGAATATGTTAATAAGGCAGAACGCAAATAAGCTGGGTCATTCAATGCCATCATTGGATCTATCGTTTGTGATTTATTTACTACTGAATCAAAAGTGCGAATAACAAGTAAATGAAATTTAGGGCTAATCCACATTGCATAAGCATATACAAGTTCTTTGCAAACGAATGTTCCAAGTCCTTGTTTTGTAAGGATAGACGGAATTCCGTCTTTTGAAATTTCATTAATTAATTCTTGTGTTTGTTGATTCGATAACCAATAAGTTGGACGATGACGGCTTTCGCCTCCGCTCGCACGATGCAAATCGTTTAAGCAGTATCTTCCTTGACCATCTTGTTTGATTTCTGTATTATCAATAACAATTAATTGATTCAATTTAACCTCCTAAACCACCGTTGCCGCGGTGGTTTTTTATTGCTTAAAATATTTCTTGCGTAACCGCTCATCAAACCCTTTTGCTGCTAATAGCAAAAGTTCTAACTCGCTTTTTTCTATCGCAACGTGTGTATCAACATCAAAAACACCAAAGCGATTTGCCGCAATGAAATTAAAAGTGTTATTCCCTTCTTCATTACTTACAAAACGGCTTACCGTTGATGGCGTAGTTTCCATTGCATCAGCAATTTCATACTGTTTCTGCTTGTAGTATTTCTCCATAACAAGATCTGCAAGTGGTTTTGCGGATCGAGTGAGTTTATTGCGTGCCATAAAAATGCCCTTTAGGTAAATTAAAACTAAACCAATTCAGGCCAACGAGCTTGCCAATTCGATACAAGAACCTTCCGTGTAACAACACCTTTAGATTCTTTCTCAATTGCAACACAAAGCTCTGTACCAAGAGTTGAGTTTCTAGAAAGGGCTTTTCTTAAGTAATTAATTGTTGTTCCACAGCGATTTGCAAAGTTTTGCTGTTCAACGAGAGGGAGTGAATTTAAAAATATTCTTAATTCGTTCATATCGATTCCCGGTTATTAAAATTACCAGATTAATTTACCATTTGGGAATTATAAAGTAAATACCTTTTGGTTTATTTACCTCAAGGTAAACAAGGGATATATTTAGCTAAAATTTATCGATGGTGGTAGAAAATGAATAAACGAGCGATTAGACAACATAAACTACAAAGTTTGATAGACGAACTTTGCAATGGAAACGTTGCTGAATTTGCAAGAAAAATTGGTAAAGAGCCTAGTTATGTATCAAGAATGCTGTACCCTGAAGACAAAAAAGGTGCTAAACCAATTGGCGAAAAAATTGTTGCTGAAATATGTAAAACCTTAGATCTACCCAATAACTGGTTTGATAATGACAGTGATCTACCTACTGAATTAAAAGTCATAAACGATAAAGTTATCATTGAGGTTCTTAATGTTGAAGCTAGTGCTGGTAATGGTACAACAGGCGATCTTGTTGAAGTGGTTAGTCGCTTATATTACGTTCCTGAACAATATTACACACTGTTTAGAGGCATCAATCCTGACGGTATTAGAGTAATCAATATCAAAGGTGATTCAATGTCACCAACATTCAATTCTGGTGATATGGTGTTTGTTAATATCAAAATTCAATCATTTGATGGTGATGGCGTTTATATTTTCAACTATAAAAATGCTTTATATATTAAGCGGTTACAACGTATAGGCGAGAAATTCCTTGTGTTATCTGATAACAAAACTTACAAAGAATGGGACATTGATGATGAAAACCAACTCTTTATTCAAGGGAAAGTGATCGTTCATCAAAGCCAGAAGCTGAATTTTATTGAGTAGGTTTGGCGTGGCGGTTGATAAATAGAGGCTGAATTTTATTGGGTGGTGGTTATAAAGTAGTACTTTAAAACTATTATTGGAGATTTAATAAAATGGAAAATAATAACTTTAACATAAATGATTATGACTGTTATTTTTATATTGGTGTAATTAGCATGGAAGGCTATCGCAGACTTTGCAATTAAATAACTAATAACAAGCAAAAAGATAAGGTCATTCTATGCCTTGTAACTTACGGTGGCAACCCTGATGCTGGATTTAGAATAGGACGAGCATTACAACATCATTATAAAGGCAACGTTACAATATACATACCGAATATATGTAAAAGTGCTGGGACTCTCACCGTTATTGCAGCAAAGAAAATTATTATGCATAATCAAGGTGAGTTAGGACCACTTGATATTCAACTACGAAAAGATGACGAGCTGGGAGTAAGTAACTCTGGACTAGATATATTCAAAACTCTTGAAACTTTAGAAGATAGAGCTAATTTAGCTTTTAGTAAATATCTAAGAAGTATCAGATTTGGACAAGGTCTTAGCACAAAAATGTCAGCAGAAATGGCTACAAAACTTGTTGATGCAATCATTAAACCAATTGCAGAACAAATAGATCCAATGAAAATAGGAGAACATCAAAGAGCAAACGACATAGCTTATGAGTATGGAAAAAGACTTGCTGAAACATCTATGTCATTGAAAGATAACACTTCATTAGAGAAATTAATAAGAGGTTACCCAACACATGGATTTGTTATTGATAGAAAAGAAGCTAGAACGATTTTTAGTTGTGTAGAAGAAGCTAATAATAGTATAATTTCACGCTATCAGAATATACACGATATATTGGAATTGCGTCAGGATATTTTAAGCAAATTATATGTTGAATATTTAAAACAAGAGGAAGAACAAAATGGGTCAATTAGCGATACTTCATCAGAAGATAACATCTCAGGTACAACAACCACAAACACTGAACGAAGCACTAAAACAAAGTCCAAGAAGTCAACCTCAAACACTACAGGAAGCACTGAAAGCCACGAGTCCTAATCGATATATCTCAATAAAAGATGCTTTTAACTTATAAGTAAATTTGTTTATAAACCGCCTACGGCGGTTTTCTTTTACCTTGCCTATTTTCTATCAAACCTTGCTTAATCCAAAAATTATCAATAATTTCAAAACAATAGATAAGTCTATACCCCTTACTTAACCATTATTCTTCCGTGCTTAATCATTTTCTCAAACTAAGAAAATCGCGTAGTTCAAGTTAAGCGTGTTTTACTTCTAAATTCAAGTTTAACGCCTGCATTACCTTAAACACAGTAGCAAATGTTGGATTGCCTCGCCCAGAAAGAGCTTTATATAACCCTTCTCTTGTTACCCCCACTTCTCGAGCAATTTGACTCATATTTCTCGCTTTCGCTATATCACCTAATGCAGAAAGCAATAAATCAATATCGCCCTCACTTAAAATCTCATTAAGATAGAGCTGTATTTCTTCTTCTGTGCGTAAATGTTCTGACATATCAAAGTCTTTTAATTGTTCTGCCATATTAAACTCCTAATATCTTTGCTAACGATTTTGCTTTCTCAATATCCGCTTTCTGTGTGGATTTGTCGCCACCGCATAACAAAATCACAATCACCCCATTTTGATTTTTCAAGTACAGGCGATAGCCTTTCCCTTCTGTTATTCTTAATTCAGATAACCCTTCACCTATCGGCTTTACATCACCAAAATTGCCAAGCTGTAATCGTTTAATCCGCACTTGAATTTTAGCCCTTGCCCGCAAATCCTTAAGATTATCTAGCCATTTATCAAAGGCTTCTGTTGATTTTATCTGAATCATTTTTACTCCTTAGCATAGGTGTATTATAAAACTTATTGCCAATATATGTAAACTATAATTCACATATTAAATAAAAAAATCAATCGGTCATTTGTTCACTGAACGAGTTCATTTGTCCATTTTCCCCATCAACTTTCCCAAATCCAACTATTTAGATCCTCTTAACGGTTAAAAAATAACCAATTAAACCAATCTCATAAATTTTTATTCCTTTAAATCTCAATATTTTACCTTTTTGGCAAGCTAAAAAAGTAAAATTTATTACCATAAGGTATTTACAATATAAATACCAAAAGGTAATATAACCACATCAAAACGAGATACACATATCTCAATGTTCTTTAACAGATTAGTGTGGCAATGGCGGTAAGTCATCAACTGAATAAAGTTGAGTAACCCCCGAGCAGAAAACTGTGTTTCTCGTCCTAAGAGAGGTGGGCGGAAAATCAAGGGCAGCGCTGCTTACTTGCTTGAGTGCGAAACGCACGGTCGAAAGATTGCTACAACGGTTGGGGAAACTAGGCGAACAAGCCCACGAACCGTTAAATCTAATGCCTGCTCTACTCTTGTCATGAGCTAGGAATATTTTTCCCAGTTTCTGGAGTAGGCATTAGGAAAATCATTTACTGATAGGTGAGTGATTTTCGCTTGCATTATAAACTCCGTTTGGTTTGCCCTCCCTATGAGGGCTTTTTTTAAAGCAGATTAAGGTCTGTTTTAAAAAGAAAAGAAGAGGAGAAGCACTATGAAAATAAGACCAATAAGTCCGCTAAGTTATGACAGTGCCGAAGATTACTACGGTGAACAGATGGCTATTAATGCAGAAGATCAGGATTGCGATTGTGAAGATGATTGGATTGATAAAAGAGAGTGTGATAAAGCGGCTCTTGATTATGAGCTAACTTATTTTAGACAAGATAGCCGATATTAAAACAAAAAGACCGCTTCTTACTCAAAAACAATTAAAGGAATGCTGTATTTTACCTAATCTGTTTATATCCAGAAGCGGTCTGTATGATTTATAACACAAAAGCCTAGCTGTTAACTAGGCTTTTTTTACAGGAACAAAAAAAATGAAATTCACGCACGAACCCATTTACCTTGTTTTTGCATTATTTATCGCTTGTATCTTAGGAATAAGTTGTCAGCCAGCTAAAGCAGCACAGTACGAAAAAGATACTGACTATTACGATCACACACTCAATATTGAAGCCGAATTAAGCGAAGAACAATTAGAGTGGGAAGAGCAAGCTAATCGAGAGTGGAAAGAAAGCTACGGTGAGTATCAAACACCGCTCACTCCTGCTCACGAAGCAGAGATTAAGGAACGACTAGCGAAAGGAGTGAGATATGGACATTTTTGAGAAACTTAACCGACAAGCTGTTTTAATAAAAAAACAGTCATTTAAAGCTTTACGAAACAGACTCTTTTTGGCTTGTCAGCAATATAAGACTGATGCTCAATTCACTGCGTTTTTCAATGAATTGCTATGCACTGAAAATTATCAAGATGTTGTTAATGCAATAAAGCTACTTGATGTAACCCAAGTATATAAAGATAAATTAAATACATTATTGAGGAGGTTTAAATGACTGCTGTTGTTATCGAAAATATGCCAAATGCCGAATATCATGCAAGCCCAGCAATTAGCAAATCTGGACTTGATAAAATAGAAAAAAGCCCTGCTCATTATTTCTATTCTGAACCAGAAAAAACAAAAGCATTAATCATAGGTTCTGCTTTTCACGATTTAGTCTTATTACCTGATGTTTTTGAAAAAAACTATATTGTGAAACCTGAAGGTTTAAATTTATCTACTAAAGAAGGTAAATCATGGAAAGCTAACGCAGAAAGTGAAGGGAAAGAAATTATCTCTCATGAAGATTTTCAACAGATTAATGCAATGAAAGAAAGTGTTTTTGCTCATCATGCGGCGAGTAAATTACTCTCATCAGGAAAACCTGAAGTATCTATATTTTGGGAAGATGAAATTGGGGTTGATTGCCGATGTCGTCCGGATTTCATTAATGACAATCAGATTATTGTAGATCTAAAAACTACAACAGATGCTAGTCCAGAAGGTTTCGCAAAATCAGTAGCTAACTTTCGCTATCACGTTCAAGACGCTTATTACTCATATGGTTTCAAACAAGCATTTGGCTATCCACCGAAAGGTTTTGTTTTTATTGCCGTAGAAAAAGACCCTCCTTACGCTGTTGGTGTATATACACTAAATGACGAGGCAAAACTAGAAGGTGAAATACGTTTTCGTGCCAATCTTGAAACATATAAAGAAGCATTAGAAAGAAATGTGTGGGACGCTTTTAGCCAAAAAATTGAAACACTAAGCCTACCTAACTGGGCTTTTAAATCATAGGAGCAAGAAAATGACAGAACTAGCTACTAATATTTTCTCAACACAAAATCATCAAACATCATCAAATGCAATGATTGATACTCAAAGCGCTAGAGAAAGCCAAGAAGTACAAGCCATGATGATTATCGCAAAGCGCTTCCCAAGAGATCCTGTTGACGCTATGGATAGAATTTTAAGAGCTTGCACAAGAGAAACACTTGCTCAAACTGCTGTTTATTCTTATCCAAAAGGTGGACAAAATGTTGAAGGTCCATCAATTCGTCTTGCGGAAACCCTCGCCCAAGAATGGGGAAACATTCAGTATGGTATAAGAGAATTAAATCAATCTAATGGAGAAAGTACTGTTGAAGCCTTCGCATGGGATATCCAAACTAACACTAGACAAGTCAAAGTCTTTCAAGTTCCTCATATTAGATATAGTAAAAAAGGTAAAACCGTATTAACTGATCCGAGAGATATTTACGAACTTGTTGCCAATAATGGTGCAAGAAGATTACGCGCATGTATTTTAGGTGTTATTCCGGGTGATGTCGTTGAAGAAGCAGTAAAACAATGCTCTCTCACTTTACAATCTAAAGCTGATGTTACTCCAGAAGGGCTAAAAAAGATGGCTGAAACATTTACCTGTTTTGGTGTAACAAAAGAAATGATTGCTGATAGATTTCAATGCCGTTTTGAATCTATTCGCCCAGCTCAAGTTGTCCAACTCCGTAAAATATATACTAGTCTTAAAGATGGTATGAGCTCTCCTGAAGATTGGTTTAATACAAATTTATCTAGTAATGCAAATTCACTGAATGAATTAATAGACAATGAAAAAACTGAAGAGTAACTATTGGAGACTTTTATGGCAGGTATCAATAAAGTAATTATTGTCGGTCGATTAGGTGATAATCCAGATATGCGAACATTCGCTAACGGTGATGCAGTTGCAAATATTAGCGTGGCAACATCAGAAAGCTGGGTAGATAAAAACACTGGGGAGAAGAAAGATTTTGTAGAATGGCATCGTATAGTGTTATTCCGCCGTCTAGCAGAAGTGGCAGGACAATATCTCCGCAAAGGTTCAAAAGTCTATGTAGAAGGTAAAATCCGTACTCGCAAATGGCAAGATCAAAGTGGACAAGAACGTTATTTGACTGAAATCCATGCTGACACTTTGCAAATGTTAGACAGTAAAGATAGTCAGCAACAGCCACAGCAACAAACAAAACCTCAGCAGAACGCATACGCACAGGCTAAAGCAAGTGGGATAGCGAAAAATCCACCACCACTGCATGCTGATTTTGATGACAATATGCCGTTCTAGACTTAGACAATGCTAGACGAAATTTAGACGACTTTTAGACAATGCCCTCCCTATGAGGGCTTTTTTATTAACAAAAATAGGAGAAAAAACACTATGGCAAAAACTGATATTCACGAGTTCTTAGGTGAACTAGATGCAGGTATTTTTGCAAACAAATTAGCAACTGCTCTTTCAGAGGTTGCAATTGGCTCGATCACCCATGACAAAGCTGGAAAAGTCGTTGTTGAATTTGCAATTAAAAAAATGGACAGTGATCAACCTGCCGTACAAATCCAACATAAATTAAGTTACATCAAACCAACAAAACGTGGCAAATCTTCAGAAGAAGACACTACCGCAACCCCAATGTATGTTCATAAAGGTGGTGCAATTTGTGCAACACCTGACAAAGAACAAATGCCAATGTTTAGCGGAAGTGATGATCCAGCTTTTGATAAAAGTTTAAAAGTAATGTAATTAAGGAGAACTAATTAATGGAACAAACTAACTTAGAACAAATTAAAGATTTAGTCTTATCAAGTGTCCATATCGGAAACAGCGATTATCCGATTGCTATTTTACCTAGTGATGTCAATATCGTATCACTTGAAAAACATAATCAATTCCGCAACCAATTTAGGGCTAAATTTAGCACATTCAACTTCAATAGCTTTATTGATTATGCGAAACAGCATAAACAAGATAATACTAAATGCTTTATTGATGAAGAATTTCTGTCAGCTGTAGTCATCTTTGATGTCGGAACAATAGAACAACCATTGCACGCTGCTCATCGTGCAATACTAAAAATGCAAAAAACCGCAGCTTATAGCGCTTTATTAAACTTCCAAGACAGACGACATGATCAACGTACTTTTAGCGATTGGTTAGAAGATTGGGGTGATTTTATTACACCATACTCTGACGAAGAGAAAGTAATGTCTTTAACTGTTGCAGTACAAGCGATACGTAAAATTACTCTTGATTATGCTCGCAATGAAGAACACGAGGTCGGAGATTTTGCTGCGAAAAAATCAGCAATGGAAAGCGTAGAAGCTAAAAGCAAACTACAGTTACCTAAATACTTTGTATTTAAGACTGAAACATACAAAGGGTTAAGTTGCCAAGCATTTACGCTGCGATTATCAATTCTTACCGGCGGAGATGCTCCTGTTTTGGTGGCTCGCTTAATTAAGGGAGAACAGATACAAGAAGCTATTGCACAAGAATTTTCCGATAAGGTAAAAGAAGCTCTTTCGGGCACCGATATTCTTGTAAATATCGGACAGATTGAGATTTAACATTAATACTTACACTTTAAGCCTAGTAGATAAATACTAGGCTTTTAAATAGAGAAATAAATATGCAAAGTAATTACATACAATCCCTTATCAATAAAAATAAACATTTAGAGCAAACAATAGAAGAGCTAGAAGCAATGAAAGCTGCTTATGCTGAACTAATCTCACCACATAAAATTGGAGATATTATTAAATCTGACTCATTCGATAATACAGAAATCAAAATTATCAATATAAAAATTAGTAACATTTTTAATGACAATATCGAACTTAAATTATCAGGCTACGCACGAAAACAAAACGGTGAATTTGGCTTAAGAGTGCTGACCGCTAAAAAATTAATTCCATCTGAATAGACCTCTACATTAGAGGTCTTTTTTATTAAAAGGAAAACTAAATGACAAGACACACTAAAGAGCTTAGATGGCACAGTACTGCGCAACGCGATTATCCGAAAATGGCCGGGCTATACAGGGTAAGAATTATTCTACCAAATGGAAAACTCCATACTTTCGAAAATTACTACTCAACACAGCATGGATTTACTTTTGATAATACGATGCGCGAAAGAGGCGACACAGTGCGTATCTTAGAATGGCATGACGGGTTTAAAGATTAATTGCATATTTTTCAACATTAAATGAGGGCTATAGAAGGAGATAAAACATGGATAAAACAGATGTTAATCCGGATTTCTATTTCAAAAAAGATTTATTCCAAATATTCAGTGTCTATCAAAAATCGCGACTAATAAAAGTTCTTAATAAGAACGGAATAAATTTCTTTCTTACTTTAGCTGGAGACCCGATTGTTCACAAAGATGAATTCCAGCGCAAATCAAAAAAACGAACCAACGTAGAGCCTACTATAGACACAGAATGGACACCTAATATTATTAAAAGAGGTGATCAAAATGGCAAGACCTCGAAACAGAGAGAATAATGGCTTACCGCAACACCTACTCTGCCGTCGCAGAAAACGTAAAAATGGTAAATATGTTAATTACTATTACTACGTCAACGCTGACGGAAAAGAAATCTCTCTTAAAACTAATGATAAGCATATTGCAGTACTAAAAGCCGCTGAGTTAAATCTCGATAGAACCACTCAAACCGAAATTACAACATTTATCACTGTCGCTACTCGTTATCTAAACTCTCAATTAGACAATAAAGCAAAAGCTACACAAGACAACTATAGATGGGCAACAAATAGACTAATGGCTTTTTTCGGAGACCCTCCAATTCAGCTCGAAAAAATCCAAGCTAAGCACATCAAGATGTATCTTGAGTGGCGAAAAGATACTCCCAGATCAGCAAACTATGAAGTTGAAATGTTTCATAGAATATGGTCATTCGCACGTGAGTGGGGCTACACAAATCTAATTTGTCCAACTGATGGGGTAACTAAATATACGTTAGAAACTAGAGATGTGTATATCGAGGACCATATCTACAATAAACTCTATCTACTTGCGGATCAGGATATGCGCGACTTAATGGATATCGCTTATCTAACCGGACAACGCCCGATTGATGTCTGCAATATTCACACAAACCATATTTTTGACGGCATTTTGCATATCACGCAACAAAAGACTAAAGCAAAAGTCAGAATAAAATTAGTTGGCCAGCTCGCAGACATTATAACAAGGCGCATGGAAACTCACCCAGGCTATCTATTTCTACATTCTAGAGGGGGTAAATTAAGGAGAACAACGCTTAGTGAAAGATTTCGCAATCTTCGTAATGTAGCTTTGGAAAAATACCCTGAGTTGGCAGACGAAATTGCCGAGTTTCAATTTCGAGATTTACGTGCAAAGGCGGGTACTGATACTGCTCTTGCTTTCACAGATGAATCTGCACAAAAACAACTCGGTCATAAGTCTGTACGTATGACACAACGTTACATCCGTAAGACTCGTGTAGTCAATCCAACTAAATAGAGTTTCGGAAAAATGCACTTTTTTTCGGAACTCTCACTTTTCTAAAAACAGATATTTTCTTTTAAATTCAATATTTTATCTTACATCAAAGACTACACTGCCATAAAGGCAGCTTAGAAAAATCACTGTTGGTGCGACGAATTACACACTTACTTTACTGCCGCATAGGCAGCTTAGAAAACTTTCGCCTAATATCAATGTAGCAATACTCACTTTACTGCCGCATAGGCAGCTTAGAAACATTATTTTTCTTTCTTGGCTTTTTACTACTAGCTTTACTGCCGCATAGGCAGCTTAGAAAATTTCTAAGCATAACAGGTTTACCTGATAGTGCTTTACTGCCGCATAGGCAGCTTAGAAAACGAACGTACTAGGCGGACAGTACAATGAGACCTTTACTGCCGCATAGGCAGCTTAGAAACTAGCGTTCCCCCTTGGTTAGAGTCCGAATAACTTTACTGCCGCATAGGCAGCTTAGAAAATGTAGATCTTGATGTAGCTTTCTCGGTACTCCTTTACTGCCGCATAGGCAGCTTAGAAAGATTACACCTAGTCACTACGAAACTGGTAATGCTTTACTGCCGCATAGGCAGCTTAGAAAAAGTTATCCGCCCAATTAAAGACTTGATCCGCACTTTACTGCCGCATAGGCAGCTTAGAAATGGTAACTTTTCCCCACCGGCATAAACCCATTCTTTACTGCCGCATAGGCAGCTTAGAAATCATTAAAACATCCTAAATGTTTAATGGCGAACTTTACTGCCGCATAGGCAGCTTAGAAAATAATGAATACCATGCAAATCAATAGATGTTTCTTTACTGCCGCATAGGCAGCTTAGAAATCCATGATGTGAGCAGGTACCTCTTCCTGTGCCTTTACTGCCGCATAGGCAGCTTAGACCAAAATCTCTTTTAAACGTAATTTAAACGTGATTTAAAGCTACTTTAAATTGAGATTATTATTCTCTTTATCTGTATGTACCTCGCCGAAAAAAACCACTATTGCTCTTCCTGTCGCCAAAAGCCTAAAAACTCATTAAATTGCCAAACTGCTTCTGTTTGCTCATCTTTTCTTAATGAAACGGTTGCATAAGATAACGCTGTTTGTTCAATATCTTTTAACTTTAATGCTTCTGTTAGCTCATCCAATGCTGTTGTTAAGGAAAAAACAAGCCATGGCTTAATCAGTGAATTTTGATTTTTAATCGGTTGATACTGAAACCTATGCCACTCTTTATTACAAGAGAATAAATTCTGATGTGCTTTTTCACTATACGCAAAGGCATAACCCCACGAACTTTCATCATCAGGTAAACAGACAAAATCTTCCATTTTTTGTGAGGCCCGAAACGGCGTAGTCAACGTATAGTGTGCAGCTAATTTAGCATTATCACTACGCCAATAGCCATTGACATAATTTAAACTAGAACTATTAAACATCTTTCTCATCACACTATGCTCTAACTCTGCTAGCGTTTTTTGTGCCTTCGCATTCTCATCCAATTCAGTTGGAGCTTCAATTCTCGCTACTGCGTCCACAACAGCAAGTTGTTCTGGGTTAATAATATCTTGTGTACGGTGAGAAATGAGAGGATGTTCACTGCTTTCAAAACCGGGATGATAAAAAATTTCTCGTGTATAGTGATGCCCTTTTAGCCCTTTCCAGTTACTTGGTAACAATGCAATATTCGGCGTTGTTGCAACTTTATCTGGACGATGTCGCCACACTCGTCCAGCTAATTGGATAATAGAACGCATTGACGACGGATCGATAATTGCCCAATCGTAATCATGATCACGTCCCACTTCCGTCACCGGACTGCCTACTACAATAAAAATATGATTTTCATTTTGGCTATTGTCTAATGCTAATTTTATTTCAGGTTGTTGAAATAAAGCCTGTGGATCATTTCGTGTTAATAAGCGATCCAAACTTTGTTCTAAGCGGCTACGTAATAACAACAATTGGCGTGAATGATAACAACAAAGATGGATTTCTGTATTTTCTGGGCATTGTTGTTGCAACATTGCTTGGATAGTTGGAATCATTGGACGAATATTCGCAAACCGTAGCAAGCCAACACTTACTCGTTTTGTAGATGAATCATCACTAATCGCAAACTCGGTATGAAATGCTATTGCTTGTTGTAACAGATGTTGAGCAAATAGCGGCCAATTCAGTGTTTGATTTTCCCCACCAGCAACACTAGGCAAAGACATTACTTTTGCCATACGTCTGGTGGGTTGTTGTTTCAATTTATTAATTCTTTGCTGAACAAATTCTTGATGCTGTGCTTGATAACTGGCGAGATCTGAACAAGAAAAACTTTGCTGATTAAATTCATCAAACCAAGCACAACAAACGCCTTGAGATGGTAATTGATTATTCTGATTCCAAACATTTCTTCCTGCTTGATAAGCTTCAAACAAACCACTCACCAAATCTGGCGTTAATGTTGCAGATGAAAGCAACACTTTACTGCCAAATAATCCTGCTAGATGCACTAAACGGCTCAAGGCTGGCAAGTCATTTTGATCAAAATCATCTGGTTCATCTAGAATTAAATCACCACTCAATAAACGTAATATTGGCACAATGTGTTTACCACCTCGCAAGCATTCACTAGCATTCATCAAGTAATCAATCGTGCAGGTAACGAGTGGGGTAAGTAATAAATTTTTCGCTTTATGATTAGCAAGCAATGTATTAAATTCTGCAAGGTTATCTAACGCACTCTCTCCAACTATACCGCCATCAACTTGTGCCATTTCCAGCCAATCTTCGACAGATTCACTACCAGATTTTTCTTGCTGTAAAGCAAATAACTTATTAACAGCATCACCGCCTACCAATACAGCCAGTGCATCATCATCTAATCGCAATTTATCTTTTAAAGCTCTACCTGTCTGCAAAGTTAATACCCTTAATCCTAAAGCAATAGTAAACCTTGCCCCTAATTGCGGATTGGCGAGTGCATACATAATGCGAGTATTTCCAACAGTTTTACCACATCCAGTGCTCGCCATATTTACGCCAAAAAAACCTTGCTGTTCAGTACTGGCTTGTAATCGTTTTGCTAAATCGAAAGCTCGATTCTGCCATTGAAAGCGAGCAATATCACTCCGTTTATTAAAACTTTTATGTGTTAATGCTGGCAACAATGTTTTCAATCTTGGCAAAATACGGGCAAAACGCACTGCACTTTGACAAACACCTAGCAAATGCTCATCTAAACGTTGTTTCGTCTGCCCTTTCGCATCTGTATTCGCAAATAGAGGAAAATCCTTCTCTCCAAATTGAGGATTAGGATTAAGTGAAGAATAATGGTGATCAGCTGTAATTAATGACAATCTACTCAACAACAATAAAAAAGGATCACTAATATTTTCAACATTGCTGACTAAATTCATTAACGACGTATGTTTTAAGGCTTTATTTGCCCAACGAGTCATTGCTTTTTGCCACGCAGAGCTATCTGAAACTAACTGATTAAAACGCCAGAATTTCTTCGGTTGTGGATGTTCACTATGCGGATTAGCAACCCAGCCATTACTTGCTGATAACAACCGATAAAAACGCTTTAAATCGTGCGCTACTTCCGTTTCCCATACCTTTTTCCGCTTATTATTTTTTTCGGCAAATTCTGGTAAATACGGCACCCTATGATGTGAAGAAATTAACCAAATAATCGTTTTCGCTAATGGTGATAACTGTTCAAATCGCCCTTGTTTTGGTGTTGGATCTTCTATCTTTATCTGTTGCAACCAACTTGAATTTTGCTGCTGATATTCCGCCCAATTCGCCAAGCGTGTTAGCCATTCCATATCGGTTTGGCATCCTTGAATCATTGCTTCAAATATCCGTACCGAAATCCATTCATGTCGATAAGGATCAGCATAAAAAGGCGCTTGTGGTTTTAATTTTTCCTGAAAACCGATACTAGATTTGCCTAAATCGTGCAACAACGCCGCTAATGCACTAATAATCTGTATGCTATAAGCATTATGCCAAGCAATTTCATCTTCTTGCCGTAAAATATTGCGTTGAGTTCGATTGGTTGGTACACGCCCTTTTTGATTAAATTGTCGTTGATCGCCTACTATCCACAATAATGAAGTTTGATTTTTTCCATGCGTCCAATAACAGGCGACTGCTGTATTTTTTCTTGCTGTTTGCCGTAATAATTGCTTTAACGTTTGCAAACCAGCGTGAGTAATTGCCGTTTGCCAGACACGATCACCACAACGTTCAGCAAATTGGTCTAAAATTCTACGTGTTTCTTTGAGGGCATTTTTTTGGCATTGGCTGTAGCAAGCCGCATAATTTGAGAAATGAAACCACATAAAATGAGAATATTAAAAACGCAAAAATCTCACTTTATGTGGTTTTAAACGCCATTTAAATTTTATAAATTAAGTTATCCTCATACCGTCCGCTATAACTTGTAGATGTTTGGACGATAACTCTCTGATAACCTGCAAAAGACTTCCAATTACTTCCTTTTGTTGCGATTAGCCAATCTACAAACCGCATGAATTCTGATTTTGTTGAACTAAAAAAGATGTGCGGAGGGCGAGTCAAACGAATCAACTCAAGAAAATCAATTAAATCAAAGTAACTTTCTTGCCTGTAGCTTGCTTGCTGCGTGCATAAATAAGGCGGATCCAACACGAATAATACTTTCTTATCTTGTAAAAATTGAGGCATTAACGTGCGAAAACTTTCATTAACAACCTCAATACCATCAAGATAGCCTTCTGCATCAAGATAATCGCTTTGTCTGACGCAATTATAAAAACCGTGGCGATACAACTCATTAAGAGAGTTTATTTGTTGTCCGCTAAACAACAACCAAGCACATAAAATATGTGGGTCTTTGTATCCCTTAAACTGCTCAATCGCCTCAATAACTTTATGACGGCTAGCAATATCAAGACGTTTCTGTCGAGGACAGTCCTCTAATAATTCGCTTAATATTTGACGTAACTGGTTAATTTCATCAATGTGTTTCAAGCGTTCAGTATAGCCATCAAAATCATTATAAATTACACGCGCTTTTGGTTTTAAATGCTTAGCTGTGTGAGCAAGTAAACCACTTCCACCAAATACATCAATAATTGTCCAACCTTCGCCGTCATCATTGATATACTCATTTAAAATTTTTGTGAAATGATTAATGAACATTCTTTTCTGCCCAATAAAAGGCAGTGGAGCTTGTTTGAATTGTTTTGCCATAATAATTTCCTTTATTATGGCATTCCGACACTCTAGGTGTTCCGACACTCTAAGTTAATTAACGGATTACTTGAGTAAATGTATTTACTGTCTTACAACGCACACACTTAATCTCTAAAAATTGTGCATTTATTGTTCGTGCCAGTAGCTTTTTGCAGCACTTACAACGACATTCTTGGATTTTACCTTGCATAATAATCTCACTTTAAGTGATTTCTGTTATAATCCGCCTGCCTTGCAGGGTGGCGGCAACGTTTATGCAGGAGATGTCTGTATAATCGGGTGTAATGCGTGGCGGAACGCGTATTACACTGCCGTCTTATATCATTTATTTCATTGCACACCCCCTAAAAATAGCAGCCAAGTGATTAGGAGAGAATCGCCATCCTTCGCAGCCATAGTTGATTGCTCTTGCGCACCACTCGCTACAAAAATATTTATCACGCCGTTCTGAAATTAAAAAAATCAGTCCTAATGCACCCCACCAGTCGTATTTTTTTTCTTTCGTCAGTTGATAATAATAGACAATCTGTGATTCAGACACGCCATTGAGCAAAATCAAATCCCACTTTGCCATCATCAACATCAATCACTTTTTTACGCACACCACCGTCACGCACAGATGAACTGTAACACTCATAAAATCCATCCTTTTTCACCGCAATTTCGCAGTGACTGTATTTACCGCGGGTGCATTTGCGAATTAACAAATCACACAATCTACACCAGTGTGCATAAAGCGATTTACCGCTACGTTTTCCTTTATACAGAGCAAGATAAACATTATTCGTCATAAATGTCACTCCATCCTGCTGAATAGTCATAGTCTGCGGGGTTATCGCTCTCTAACATTGCCGCTTTATGTCGCTCTGCGTTTGCAAAATCAGCTTGTTCTTTAATGCGCAAAGATAAAATCAATTCATCAATCAATGCTTTTGTCATATTAACAAATGTATTATCCATAGTTTTCCAAGCAAAACTTTCTGGTAATGTCGGCATTTGTTGAATACTTAAATACTGAATACGGCTCGGCTGATCTGTGTGAAACCATTTATCAACTGATTTAACATAGACACCACCTTCAGTACGTCTTGTCCTTTCTGCTTTAATGTGCTCCCAAGTTGCACTTTGTTGATTTTTAAGTAACTCTGCTTTTTTTTCTTCGTTAATCACCCACGCAGAACCATCCCAGTCGTGAATTTGAGATGGTCTAATCTGAACTTTATTGTTAAACCAATGCGCATCTTGACGCGTTAATATCGCTTGCAACTCACCATCATTATCTCGCAAATATAGATATCCGGGATAGTCTGCTTGCGCTTTATCTAGTAACACCTCATATGTTTTACCGTGAATTGGTACAACATAAGATGTCACTCTTTCTCCACTCTTTGGATCAATAACAATTAAATGTGTTAGTGCCATACTAATTACCTCTTATTTAACTGTAATTAGCTTATACAAAACAAAAGATAATTGATTTTAAACTGGTTTAAAGAAAAACACGGAGGATAAAAATGAGACTACCAAATGGCTATGGCTCAGTTGTGAAGTTAAGTGGATCAAGACGCAAACCTTATGTTGCTCGCAAGACCGTGGGATATAATGAAAAGAAAAAACAGATTTATAATGTAATTGGATACTACGCAACAAGAGACGAAGCATTAACTGCACTAGCTAATTACAATCAGCAAGACAAGCCAGAGCCTAGCGTAACTCTCGCAAAAGTTTATCAGCTCTGGTATCCAATTCACACAAAACAAGTATCTATTGCAACCGCATCAAGTTATCAAAATAGCTATAATCACCTTGCAACGATTAGCGCAATGCCGATTAATAAGATTAAATATCGTCATCTACAGACAGTGCTAGATACAATGCGAGAAAAAGGATTGTCATACGCAAGTCTTAAAAAAGTAAGATCTTTGATTAACCAACTATTTTCATACGCTATTATTAACGAATGGGTAGATAAGTCATATGGACAATATTTGCAAATGGGCAAAAATACTCCGAAAAACCCACATAAAATATTTTCACGCCAACAAATTAATCGAGTGTGGCAATGTACGACAGTCAACACCGATTTAACGCTAATTTTACTGTACACCGGTATGCGAGTCAGTGAGTTGTTGCAACTAAAGCGGTCTTGCGTAAATCTTAAGCAAAAGTATTTTGATATTGTGACGGCAAAGACAAAAGCCGGCATCCGTATTATCCCAATACACCCACGTATACTCCCCATTATTGAACGAAAAATGCACGAGAATAAGCGCGCAAAATACTTATTTGTTAATCAAGATTTAACGGCTCTAATTTACTCGCAAGCAGCATCACAATTTGCACGAGTAATGCGTGCAATCAGAGCAAAGCATAGCACACACGATTGCCGACACACAGTTGCAACATTACTTGACGCCGCTGGAGCAAACAAAGTTGCTCGAGATAAATTACTCGGACACGCATCATCAAACGTTGGAGATGCAGTATATACACATAAGACATTGATTCACTTAAGAAAAACAATAAATCTATTAAAATAAGTTACTTAAATGTTACTTATTTAAAAATTTAAAACACATTTAAAGCCTTATTAATCTATGTTTAAACGTGTTACTTATTTGATACTTATTTCATTTTTTTAATGTTTTTTTTAATGGCTTTCAGTGTCATTTTTATTCTGATTTATCGAGCCAAGGGGGAATCCTTTTTGATATTGTCAACGGTACAAGAGTTACTATACCCATAAATTTATCTAGTCAAATGCTATGTGTATTAGCTAATGATGTTGCTGTAACAGATCCATTGTCAATAAGTTTTTACGATTATAGTTTGTCATCATTTAGAGTGTCTGGACGAAGGTCGGGAGCAACATCGAATGTATGGTGTAGGTATGTTGTTGCTGGCATCTAACGCCTAGCCAAGGGGGAGCTTTTATACATGCTTTTAACTATGATGGTAAAGGTTACAGCATCTCTAAAATATCATTAGCAATTTCATACAAAAAAGTCATTTCTATGCTAGCGGAGAACTTGGACTTGGAATAAACGATTACTATTTATCGAAAACTGCTGAAAATTTAGGACTGCGTGATTTTTGGTTTGTAGCTAGTGCCGGTGATAAAAATCTAAAAAATATACTTACTCACTGGATAAGCGTTGGTGTCTAGCCAAGGGGGACTGATCAAATCAGATTCTAATGCAGAAGCAACGGTGACATCCCCAATTAAATTAACACATTTGTTTTATATGGATATGATGCACATTGGATCATTAACAATGAGTTTCAATATCTATGAAAATACAACTAATAATTCTTCAGTTCGCATAAGGTTTTATTCGCCAGAATCTCCGACTAAAGCTCCGAACTGGCCAGCGATGTACTACGTTGTTGGTATTTAATGCGAGCCAAGGGGGATTGATTTGGTGTGAAAATAGAAATACCGTTGCAAAATTTGCAATACAATTCTCTGAACGTTGTATATCGTCTGTCGCAACCGACGTTGGCGGCGTATCGGTTCCGCTCGGTATTAGTGCTATAAGTCAGTCTGAGTACAGAATAACATCAGATCCGCGACTTCCAGATAAACCGCTTTGTAATGTACTATTTCTTGGCGTTTAATTATTAAATACAAACACAAATCCATCTACACCACATATTAGTACCTGTGTGTAGATCATCCATCTTTGATTTTATTCTGTCGCCATTTACTGAAAAAGATATACTTGTGAAATAGTTAAAATTAAACACGATGGGGTTGGGATATTCTGCAACATCACTACCCCAAACACCAAAAATATTGTTCACGCTTATCGGCAAATAAACAGGTCTGTTAGATATAAGATCGGCAATCATTCCCCCTTGGCTAGACTAATTAACACCTACAATAAACAGACTCACAATGCTATCTATTTCTGTGCTCTCGTAATCATTGTAATAATATATGCTAGTATTTGTTGCATTTCTTAATTTCGTTCCCTCAAATGTAGGGTAAGGTTTGGTATTGTCAATTTGCCCAGATTCTGGAGTCATTACTGCTCCCAAAAATTTAGATAAATTGACAGGATAGTTTACCGTTATACCTAGCCCGTTCGTTGCTTTTACTCTAACTATACCTACCCCTTGGTTAGACCCCAACAACAATAACGCCAACAATATCACCTCCTCCAGTTTTGTTGCTGCAATCTTTATCTATCCAAGTAAAATATGATAACCCTCTATATTGAATAATCTCTGAGAATGCACCTGCACCACCATATCTAATTACATCTGCATATAATAAATTTGAGGATAACACAATTGGATAAGTGAAACTCCAAGGAATAGGCATTCCATTAGCTCTAACGACTCCCCCTTGGCTAGGCTCCAATTATAGCGTACCAATAATTTGTTCCTGAGCTATCATTAGTTTTTCTCGCTTGAAATTTTGATGTATCGCTAAGTACGCTATCGACAACACCCCATTCTTGCGATGTGGCAGCGCCGATTATTACACATAATCTTTTCGACATAGTGATGGGGTAATTATACCATCGAGCAGTTCCAGTCACGTTGATCAGTCCCCCTTGGATAATTAGATTTCCATAGAGTGGGCCAAACTTAATCCACCATGCATTTGGATTAGTAAAATCGTATGAAACACCGAGTGGCGTAATACCTGAAACACCCCACGAATTAACAATACTCTGAAATCCCGATCTATCACCATTGAATAATGCAACAACCGCTGAATAAATTTGATTAACTGCATAGCTAGTAGCAACATTGTCAGCGCTTGGTGATGTTAATGAGTTAGATTTTTTGCTGTTAGGAATATAGTTTTGTTGATTAGATGCGAGTGCATCTATAAAGGCTTTTAGTGTATTTATAGCTTTTGGTGTTGCAGCTAAATCCTCTCTAGCTAAATCATAGCCTGAATATAGACTTGTAATACCTTTGGCGAATAATGTCGCAATCGGTAATTTGTGAGAGTGACCTGCTTTATCTGTTATACTTTCGCTTGTTTCATCTAGATCTTTCGGTGCGACACCAGTTGTGGCAATAACAGACCAATATCTAGAATAATCTTCGGCTGTGTTAAAATTTAATGTATTGTTATCAACTAAGCTTACAAATACTGTTGTGTAATCATCACTGATTAATATAGATCCTCTTTCATACCCACCAATTTCATTAGCAAAATCTTGATTGAATTGATACGTTCCACCTTTATTTTGGAAAACGATATGAGCTGTAATTTCATGCAAAATACCGTTCATATCTTTACCTGATGGCGCTTTACCACCCTGCGCAATAGGTGTCATTGTGATAGATGGAAATCCTTCTTCATAAGTCGCCCTTTCATCAGAAAATCCGACTTCTCTATCGTTAGGAATGCTATTTTTTAAGCCGTTTTCAGCCCACGTCTTTGAAATGAGTTTTGGTGTATTCATGACATTTCCCTGTTTTCAGAAAACAAAAAACCCACAACATTGCTGCTGTGGGTTATGTGTAAAATTGAATTGATTTAGTAATTAGGCGTCGCCGATATAGAAAGCACCCTCTCCGAATGGCGCTAATCCTGCTTCTATGAAACCGAACGTTTTTGTGATGTCTGGTTCGTAATAATCTATGAGGACGCCAGTTGGCCGCGGCAATAGATCAGTACTGATTAATACTGCCTTTTCAACTGGTAAGAGATTAAATTCAAAAACGTATCTCGCTTTCATTGTTCCATTTTTTACAAAGTAAGCTCGTCCACGTTTTTTGAATAAGTTTGAGAGTAATTGATTAATATGATGTGCAGTACAGTAGATGATATTGCTGTACGCTTTCATGAAAATCATGCTTCTAAACATTTCATCATTCATTCGATAATTAGTGTTTAGCTTAAAATCTTCTAAATCTTTATCTGACAAAGATGAGCCTAGAAACTGATTTTTTTCATTAATTAAAATGTAGCGGTTTATTCCTACGATATTCCCCCAAATATCTAGTCCAATTCCTTTTGCTGTGTTTAGATTCCAGATCAAATTGTAAAAATCATCAATATTCTTACTTGGATCGATACAAGTATTAAGGCTTTCAATGAAATTGCAGATAATTGGGCTATTGGCGTATTGGCTGATTATTGTTTTATCGACATCAATCATACTAATATCACCTCAATGCTATCTGATGACACAATAGGATATTGATCTATTCCTAACTCAACATAATCAGCATAATTATCTCTTGATAAAGACACATCAATATCAAGTAGCTTACTTCCTGATAGTGCAGTGATGATGTCACTTGCATAAGTCATTGCATACAACTGACTACCTATTTTATTGAGTGTTTCTCTACTAAATGCATTAATAATCGCTTCTTTTACCGCACTTTCATAATTTAATTGCGCACCTTGTCTTACTTTGACTCTAAAATAGATTGGTGTTGGATTTGGGCGCATAAACTTAACTTCATATGTCGGTTTTGGTGTTTGGTAGTTATCATCTGTAACATTGACTGTTGTATTACCGTTATAATCGCAACCATTCCCTGTGTAGATCCAAATATTTTTTGCGATCTCTGCTTCATCACCACCAACAACAGCAACATAAACACTATGCGGTGTAAGCGTGTAATTTGTTACGCCAACAGTAATCGGTGTATCTTTGACATTATCAACAACGTAACAATCTAAAACGCCTGTTAAATCAGATACGTTAGAATAAATAGAACCCAACATACCCTGCGAGTTTTTCGCCACACTATTTTTGATTCTAGTGCCGAAATCAGCTCGATTTTCTTTTTCAATACCGATAATAGCCGCTTCTTGATTAGTTACTCTATCTAAGCCAACAATAGCACTCTTAATTGTAGTAATCGTGTTTTTTTCTGCACTATATACACCAGCTGCCGTCAGTTCTCCTGTCACTGTGCCGCTAGATAATATAGATATTTCTTTATTCAAAAACCAAGAATTTCCATTGTTATCAACAAGCTCAAAGCCTTTCGGTATTACTGTTCCAGCCATACCAGTAAACTCACAAACTACAGTTGAATTTATTTGTCCTTTGCGTGATAAAAAATAAATATTACCAATTGCATCTTGCATTCGACCGTCACTAAATGTCGGATCGAGATTATTAGCTAGCCAGGCAATTTGATTATTTTTATCAGCAATGATTGCGGTAAGTGATGTGATAAGTTGGCCTTGTGGTGTTTCTAAGTTTCTGTTTAACTTGCTACTAAACGCAGTATCAAAAATATCAAACAATCCGTTTAAAATATCTTCTTCTGTTGGCAAAATGACGCCTTCTGGCGTAAATTGAATATCTGGTAAACTCATAGCTGTACACTCAACTCCTTACCTTTTTCATCAGTAAAAAACACTTGTCCGCTTAATACGCGTCCAGCTTTCCCTGTAATATTTGCTCTTGCACTAACGACATCAGGAACTGTTAAAGCTGCCTTTTCTAAGCGATATTTATACAACGCATAAGATTGTTTCTGACCTAGCGTTTCTTCAAAGTACGGTATTCCTTTTTTCGTGTTGTAGTACAACTCACCTTTAAATAGCTTTATCGCACTAGCAACATCTTGAGCTTTTGAGTATGGATCTTTAGCTAAAGCAATATTTCCACCATCATCTAACGCCAAATCCCATGTATTTGGATGTAAAAATAACGTTTCCATTAGCCACCTACTGAGGTTTTCCTGTTGTTCCACCACTATCACCTGGATGTATGTGGTTTTGTACTGATATGCTGCCAGCAGTCATATCACCATCAGAATCAATAGTAGATGTTGTTTTAACAGGCGCATCTAACGTGATTTTAGAAGCCTTAATTTTCACTTCGCCTGGAGAAATAACATCAATTCCGCTTTCTTTGAAAAAGATATACTGACTTGGCGTACCATTTAAAAACCCACCAAAAAATAAGCCGTCAGCATAATCAAACTTCCGACGGCTTTGAGGTGAACTTGGTTTTTTCGTATTTTTAATTGAAGATATATCCCTGCTACAAAAACCGCACATTCCAATATCGCCAACTTTAGGATCGATAATAACGGCGTTAGAACCACCCTGTAACCTAAAGTAAGGAATATTAAAAATAATTCCATGCGGATGTATACCACCTTGCCCATCAAGCTGCGCTACCATTGGTTGCACATCAACTGTACCAACAGGATTAACTCCTGTTACATTAACGGCTTTAACTTGAACTAATGTGACGGTTTGAATGCGGTTTATTAGGCTGGATATGATGAAGTTGTAATCTTTATTGAATAGTTGCTCTATATTCATAAGAGCGAAATTATTATTTTGCAATTCTCGCACCTCCTGTCGGACTAGCGGCTTGTATTTCCATTTCCCACCGTCCACTTGGTAATTCACTTTCTAAATAATAAGTAATACCAAACACTCTCCACTGCCCATTGGCCATTTCAATTTGACTATCCTTAATTTCTATTAAACCACCAAAGATAACACTTTGATCGTATAGCGCTTTTAATGTTATGCCCTGTAGATTAGGCACTGGATAACCGATAAGCCCTGTATTTGGTGATAAAACGGCAATTTTAGTCTTGCGTGGTTGATCTTTAAGTGCAATAGCAATGGTATCTTTATCAAGATACATACTGATGTTAGCACTTTCGCAAATTTGTCTTACTTTCTCTAATGCGGTTTGTGGTAGATAAGGATTTGATAGCTTAATATTTACACCATTGTTCTCAAATTTCATTCCCATACTGTCACATAGCGTTTTAATCATATCCGCAACATCAGCAGAACCGTTATGACTTGTTGGTTGAGTAGGCAAAACTTGATGATTTAAGGCTGTAACGGAATCAATAGTTAAGATGTGTTCAGGAGCAGATCCAAAGTTGGGATAAGCAAAAGAAATCGTTCCTTGATACACTACATAATAAACACCATCACCATTATCCGCTTCTAATTTAATGCTGTTAAGCTGTGATTGTTCTGTGTTCCAGTGTATTTTTGTGACTTGATTAATGATGTTTTTACCCAACCCCCATATCATTATTTTAGCGGTTGGAGAAGCACCAGAACCGTTGCCACTTTGCACCATTGCAGAAACACGAAAATTCTCTAAAACAACTGTATTTTTACCGTTGTCATCAAATGATTTTCCTTTTTCACCAAGATAGAGAGTGACTTTTAAACGCTTTTTATTAAAACTCATCTTTATCAACCCAATATAATAAATAGCGAGAATTTAATTCTTTCCAATTTGGATCTGAATTACCTTGCGAGTCTAAAAAGACTAATTCTCCGTTAATGTCTTGATATTCCGCATTAATTAGCTTTGTTTTGTTGCGACAAATACGATTATTAATAATTTGCTTATCATCAGCTGTAACTGAGATGTAAAGCTCGTTATTCAAGCGTGTATTTAGTGTAATGCCGATATTCTGCCCACCAACATTAACTGTAAGTTCTTGATTAGGTGTGCTGGCTAATGGAATCTGATAAATACTCATGGTTTCTTACCAAAAAATTCGGATAATTCTTTCAAAACAGATTTGTTGCTAGAAGAGCCACCTTGCTCTATCGGTGACACTTTACCTTGCTTTTGTGTAGCGCTAGAGGTATCAGATTTAGTTTCCGTATATTCGGCTTGTACTTCTCTAATCTCTTTTAAATGGATATTTACTTTCAATAATCTAGCACCATCGTTATGTTCTCGCGCGTAGTCATAGCCAATAATATTACAATTTGGATAAATAGATTCTGGCGTAATCACCATAAACAGATCGGTACTATTAGCAAATACATCTAACAAAGCTAAAAATGCACTTCTCTCAACTACTCCACCACTGCCTTTTGTCATCATCACATCAACAGTAAACGGATCGTTAACTTTGTTGTAATTAGTGAATGACCCCATTTCTAAAGGTGCTTCAGCTACTTTTGAGGAGTTTTTAAACCTTACGGATTTGACATTATCAGCCAATAACAGCGGAATGCCATTTTGATCGAAAATGCCCCAATAATTATCAAATAGCGCATTAATTAATAATGCTCCACCAAATTTAATTGCGGCATCACCAATATTTTTTGGCAATCCTGGCACGCTAGGAATACCGATTGAGTTCCACATTTTTGCTCCAAAGAAATTAAATTGTGAATATAAAGAGATTGTTGAGATAGGGAATAACAGACCAGAATTGAATTAATGAGGTATTACTACTAGATAAAAATAAAGCCTGTTAAAAAACAGGCTTTATCAAAAAAATCTCTTGATTTGTATGTAAACATACAATATAATAATCTCACTTTCAAGGGACAGCTTGAAAGTGAGTGTAAGGCTTAATCCTTACGGTTGAAGAGGATAAGAAAATGTTTAAGCTAATTATCCTTATCGCCTTGTTGTTAGTAAGTCTACCAGCTTACTAGGTGATAATCTGGGGAGCGGCAACTCCCCAGTTCTTCAAAACGTACTATAAGGTAAATTATATGGCATTGTCAAGAACAGAGATTAACGCTCGTAGCGAAGCTAAACGAGGTATAGTGACAAAATCCTTTAAGATTCCTAAATCTGTTTCAGATGACATTGATCAACTTTCTGAAATACTAGGTATTTCTAAAGGTAAAGTATTAGAACAAGCGATTGAGCTATTGAAAAATGCTCAATAAGTATAAAGCCTGTTTTTTAACAGGCTTTTTAACTACTTAACTTTCTCAACTTTATTATCGCCAAACATCTGTCTCAAATAAGACTTATTATGTTCGGAATTAGACTGTACAGATACAAAAGCAATTACGAATAACAATACTAACAAAACTATTTTAAGGATAGTTGATATAAATCCACCATTGTGTCTATATTTACTGCCATTTCTTACTAATAAATCATAAAAAGATGAATTTCTGTCTATATAATCAATATCAACACCTAAATTCAGTAACAAATTCCTATTATATTTTAGTAAAAACCTTTCATCAGACATAAATCCCAATATAAATATATCAATCAACCATAGAAAAAAGCTTAATCCAGTAAAGAATAGAATTAAATAAATTATACCTTGCCACGTTCTACCTAAATAGAACTTATGTAAACCTAAAAATCCAAAAAAGAAAGCAATAAATGAAGCTTTTGTTCTTTTCTTGCTCATTTTAATATAAGAGCTTAAAATTTGTTCTTCATTTATTGTTTTTTCTTGTTCGTAATTAAGAACTTTATTTTTTTCTCGTTGAAATTCATCTTCGGTAATCACTCCATTATCTCTTAATGAAGCTAATCTTTGGATTTCAAGAGCTACAGATCTATTCGACATTCTATTTTCTTTAGTGTTATTTTTATATTTAATATCATCATCTGATTTATTAGGCGCCAGTTTTTCCCTGTTATAAATTCCTGTCCCAGGAATCCCTGTATTTAAGTAAGCTCCTTTTTTACCTAAATTAACAGATAGACCTTTTGTGCCAACTGTTGTGCTTATACCACTCTTACTTAAATTTATAGTAAGACCTGGCATTACTTTTATTCTTTTTCTAAATTTAAACCCCATATCTAATTACCAACTAGATATACAAAGCATTTCTTTAGATTTATTGTTTTGCAAACATTCATAAGAACTATTACTTAAATTGTTAACAATATTCTTATTTTTATCAATCCAGAAAAATGAACTTCCACTTTTAGCTAAAGAAAAAGCATCGTCACTTAAGAAACCAATATTAGCACTACTATCGTTTTCGCTATGCTGTTCAATGTAAAAGTATCTTAATTTCCCATCAAATTTAATCATTTTCAGAAAAAGAGGATTAATTCCATCTGGTTCAACGCCTTGTGGTGTTGATATGTCACATTTTACTGAATTTAACTTCTCATTAAATCCAGCATATAAACACGTCTCGCTTGATATTGCAAAACTAGAAAATGAAACTGCCACACATAAAGGAATTAATCTCTTTAACATTAGTTCACTCCGTAATTATTCCTCATTAACAAGAAAGATCTATCTTCGCTCAATGTTTTTGCGAAATCAGTAGCTGTACCACTCATTGTTGAAGCGCTTGTTTGTACTTGCACTCCACCATTAAAAACCACTTGAGTATTATTGCTAATATTTCTACTTTGGGCAAGATTTTGTGCATTTTGCAACATAGGCATTACATTTCTTGAAGCATTAGCAATATTTTGCCCTAGTATTGGCTGATTTTCATTAAGTTTGGTTTGTGATGAATAAGATACTTCTTTATCGTTATTTTGAGGATTATTTGCTTGAGCGTAGTGTCGATTAAATCTAGATTTTTGGTATCTAACAAAACTTTGCGGCGTCATTTCATTAGTCATACCATTTAATCGCATGGCTTTAATATCATCTTCAGTTGCATTACCTCTCATAGCGCGAGTAAATGCACCTAATCCGATATTGTGGGCCATATATAAATTTTCTCCTGTAGCTTCTATGCCATATTTTTGCAAATATTCTCCATTCTTTTTAGCTAAAAGTGCAGTTGCCAGCGTATTAATACGTTTGTTATACCTAGGATCACTATCTTTTCTAAAATTAGAACTGTCAATTAAAGTCATTCCTATTGCTTGCCCTTCTTTTGTTTTAGCTAAGTCATTCCATGTATCTTTTGTGAATTGTCCTGTTCCAATAGCCCCTGTAGGAGACATTTTCCCAGTCCAACCATCCTCCATTTTAATAAAGCCTCTAAGAGTTTTTTCATCCATACCAAACATTTCTGAAGCTTCTTTTATATAACCATCAACTTCAGCACCAAACCCTTTAAACCCTTTTTCATTATTGTAAAGCTTGCCGCTTTCTTCAAGCTGAGTCATTGAGTTTTCATTCTTATTTGGATCATATCCACCAAATACATCAGCAAATCCTGTAAACTTTTTCTTAGCTCCAGTCCAAACGTCATTAGCTAAATCTTTACCAGCTTCCCACGCATCATTACCCAAATCTTTAACACCTTCCCACGCGCCTTCAAAATCACCATCAAGCAATTTTGAAATGGTATCTCCAACTTTTCTTAAAGCTGGCAATACTGCGTTAATTAAGTCGCTAGCAAGGTTTCTAAAGCCTGTTATGATCGAATCAACACTGACTTTTCCATCTTTCATGAATCCTTTTAGCTCTAACCACGCCTTGCCATCTTCAATTATGCTAGTAAGATCGGTATAGCCTGTATTAAAAAATAAAATCGCTTTTAATAAGTTTTTAATTGAGAAGTCAGCTCCGTCAATCCATTGAATCAACTTACCCCAATCAAATAAACTTTCACCACCTTTTGCCCATTTTGCATAGTCTTCATATAACAAACCAAATGCAGCTGCTAAACCTAACACTATTGCAATTACAGGTAAAAACGGCGCCATAAAGCTAAATACAGCAGTGGTGGCAGAAATTAAAGTAGGAATTAGTGCAACTGAAATCGCTGTCGCAATACCAAAAAATACCCCTTTAACAAGATCCTCATGGCGTTGTAAGTAATCAAAAAAGCCCGTAACTATTTCTGATATTTTTAACAACATCGGCGCAACTGCATTAGCAATCATTAATTGTAAGCTTTCAAATTGTTGATTTAAGTAAGTTGTTGCCGCTGTGAGTTTTTGAGAGGTTTTAATATCTTCTGCGTTTGATTTATAGAGTTTACTAACATTATTAAGATAACCCTCTACAGCTTGTCTGCCTTGTATGAGTAAGTTAAATGTTCCATCATCCATACCCATAGATTTAGCTATGCTGTATGCTTGAGTGCGATCCATTTTTGACATACTGTCAGATAAATCTAACAAAATATCGTTTAAATTACGCATTTTGCCAGCGCTATCAAGCACACCAACACCAAAAGCATTAAAAAATGGTACTAATGAGGTATCTCCCATAACGACCATATTAGTAATGCTTGAAGATAATGAGCCAAGATAACCCGTCATACCCTCAGCAGAACCACCAGCCATTTCAGCAGCACTACCCCAATTTGCTAAAGCATTTGTGCTAATGCCAATATTTTTTGCTGTATTATCTAATTCTCGATTAGCATTTGCCGCCTCCAACGCTAACTTGTTTAAACCAACACCAGCCATAATGACAGTACCTAATGCACCTAATGTCTTAGTAAAATTGACAATGACATCAAGTAAATCTTTAGCTACCTTAACATTCTTCTTAGATTGCTTTTCGTGCTTCTCTAAGTTCTTGTTATTGTCATCAAGCGCTTTACTGTCATCTTTAACCGTTTTAGACTTTTTCTTAGTCTTATCATCAAGATCGGAAATTCCTTTTTCCAAATCATCAATTTTAGATAACGCTTCATCCGCTTGTTGATTAAAATCGCCAGCAATACCTAATTCAAAAAAGAGTGCATCAATAACGGTTGCCATTGTTCGCTTTCCTTTGATTGTAATTATCTACACTTAATACTTCGATTAAATCGAGTGCATCTTCCAAGCTGTACACTGTTTGTAGTTCGTGTAACGTAGCCAATTTTGACGAGATTAACGCACCGACTATTGAGCTGAGATTTAAGTAATTTTCACCATTACTTGGTGCGCTTACCCCAAGATCGGGTTGTTGTCTTGTAGCAAAAAATCAATGTGTAACATCAGTACCTCCTGTCTTAATCGATACAGAGTTGATATATCTTGCACATCGTTAAACTCAAGATTAAGTTTGCGAGGTTGTCCGCCTTTAGGCACAATCTCTACACAATCTAACAGCTCATCAGCTAAAGGAATGAATTTTTCTTCTGGAATATTCTTAAATGCACTTAACGCTACTCTTACAATAGCTAACATGCCGTCTTGTGGGTTAGGTACATCAATTCCGCTACCAGCTAAAGCCAATAAGACTTTCATTGCCCATTTATCCGCCTTAGCAATTGGCATTTCAGTGATGATGAATTTAGTACCAGCATCACGACCTTTTTCGATAACAATTTCTTTTGTCTTTAACATTGCATCACCTCAAAATAAAAAGCCTAGAACACTGTCTAGGCTTACTTTGTTAAATATCTTCAATACTTTTAATCACGATTTTTAATGTATAAGTCGCTGACTCTAAGAGTTTCTTAGCGTTTGTTGCTGCACTTACTTGTGTCAAAAAGCCACTTGCTTGATAGCGTTTTTTGATAGACGGAATTTCGCAAGACACCTCAAATGGTGCAACTTCTTGTTGATTATTGAAGTAGTTGATTGCTGAATCCATGTAATCGCGGCTAGGACTGTTAGCTTGCAAATGAATATTTAAATCTACCTCATACGGTGTAAAACCGCCTGATTGCACACCATCAACGCCCATTGCAGTTTCTGCGATTGAACCTTGTCCAAAATCAAACGCATTGTCCGCGGCGTATTGCTCCATATTGACCCAGTTATCATTAAAACCGCTAGATCGAAGCATTAAGATACTGTTAGCAGATGTAAGAGTTTTTTGTGTATTTGTACGCATACTTTTCCCTTAAAAATAAAAAAGCGACCACTTGGGTCGCTTTGTGAAGATGATTGAATAATGACTATTGAACAGCAATAGAAGCAAGATTGATTGCGTGAACGCTACCGCCGTCCGCATACCACAATTTAGATGGGAATGAACCGCGATTAGCTCTTACTTGCGCGGTTGCATCACCAATATGCAACGCATAGCCTTGAGCATTAATTAATGCGGCTGCATCGTACCCAACTTGATTATTGATGGTTGCTTTTTGTAATTCGGATAACTGAATTCCGATCTCAATAGAACCAAAATTCAACGCTTCATTGATTGGATCTGTACACGCTGCACGTTGTAACGCTTTACCAGTAGCGTTGTAAGGTACAGACTTGTTAGTCACTAACATAGTAATTAAGGATAATTGTAATTGGCTATTGAGATAAATTTGGTTGATAAATGTATCCATCCAATCCCAATCACCGCTCATCGCACCTGGATAAAGGAATAAGAAACGATCATTTGCTGTTGCCCACGCACCGTAATAGTTATAACCATTATTTTTTAGGTTGTTCGCAATAGTCGCATCAGTGACATCTGCTTGTAACCCTGATTGAGATTTGAAAGCAAAAGTAATACGTCCTCTGCGTTCAGTAAAATCAATAGAAGCGGTAGTACCGCAAATAAACGCTGCTTTGTCTAATCCACCATAAATCGGACAACATACACCGCTATATTTTGCTGCTTTTAATAATGCACCAAAACACGTTGTATTGCCTGATTGTGTTGCAGCTGCTTCAATGCCCCAAGGTACATACATAAAACGGTTGTTTTGACCGTTAGACCATTCTGCAAAAGCTAATTTATCTTCAACAGATGGTTCAAAAATTGTGGTGAACGTTCCCCAATTTAGCGTTGATTGAACAACGGCTTGCATAACCGAAACAGGTGTACTTGCATCGCTGCCCTCTGAGATAGTCGCACCAGCCACCTCACTTAAACCTAATGCGTCTGCAATATCGCCAGTAGCAAAATTCATTTCAGATAATGCACCTGTAGTTTTTGATGTGATTTTAAATGCCTGTAATTGTGGCTCAAAAATCACACTAGCACCTGTTACGCTAATAGCTGTTGCAATGACTGTCGCGGCATCAGAAAAGCTTGTTACCTCACTAAGATTAACGGAAACTGAATCAGCTGTTTTACCGTTAATTGAGATTGATAACGTACCGTTGATTTTCTTTAATGCAGATAATTTCATCGAACCTAAAGACGCACCCAACAAAAATGCACCTTCTGCTGATTCGTTATAAGCCATAAAAATTAAGTTGCTAGGTTTTACAGTTGAATTGTCATAACCTGAGAAATAAATCACTGCGGCTTTATACTCATCAGATGACAATCCAAAATACTCTCCTACCGCATCTGCAGTTGCAAACTCTACCGCTTTGTTAGTCGGTAAATTAGTATTTTTACTAATAAATACCGCATTAAGCGATAACGCCGAACCGCCAGCGCTAAGAATGGCTGGATTCACGCTTACAATATGTGAAGCTGGAATAGATTTAAACATTAAGATACCCTCTTATAGTTTGATGATGTCGATTGTTCCTGCTTTCTCGATAAACTCTTGTTCATGCGTGATAACAGGGTTATACGTCAAGTGAACGGTAACGGTGTAACGTTCTTCGTACTCGTTCTTTTCATTAGTAAAAGGAAGATATTGTGGATTGTCACAATAGAGTGGTTGGCAATGTGATAAATGCTCGCAAGAATAAAAATCACGCCATAAATTACAAAATACTCTTGCGTTAACCGCCGCTGTTTTTCCGTAAAAATCTATTTGCATTTGTACTTCCGTACTTTGCAATATTTCAACGTTTCCAGCTTCTTTTGAGTAGTTGTAACTATTTGTAGATAAGGCTTGTTCGTGAATGATATTCATCAAAATAAAATCATTTTTAGGTAACGGTACATTATTGCTGTACCCTCTAATTACTTGATCGCCATTTAAATGAAAAAGTCCAAGCAATAATGCTCGGACTTCTCGATAAATATCATTGTGCGTTGTGTTTAGTTCTGCCGCCATGCTACCACCTTACACCACGTTGGGAATGACTCAGATACTGATTTAATCAGCCACTCAGATTCTTCATTTTCCCCAAACGCCTTAAAAATCAACTTATCCGCACCTTGCTCAGTGATACGTCTTATTGCGTGTATTTGCCCACTAATATAAATATCTAATAGCTGTCCTTGCTGTGCTAGCGAGTCAAATAACGATAAGTCTTGTGTACTTAGACTCTGTGCTTGTATCTTGACAGGAACTTCCTCAAATAACGGTTCTCTGCTTCCTGTATCGTCAACGGTGTAACCTTGATTTAATTTCAATACAGCAGAAATATTAGGATTAACAGTGACGATAGAAGCATTAGCAATACTTTGTAAATCCATTAGCTACCCTTATCTAAAACAATGTAAGTGATGGACTTCTTCATCAACCCAGTATCATCTAGAGGTTGAATAGATATAGCTGCAGGGTTTTTAGATTTTGTATAAGCTTTCCAATTTCGTGCTTTTTTAGTTGCTTCTGACAATGGAGGTGATGTTATTCCAGCAATTGTTTCACGTACATCTCCAGCAGCTTTCATCCCAACTAACTCTAGAATATCAGCAGCATTTCGATTAGCAGCTAAACCATTTATAATATCTTGTCTCCACTCACTTTGTTTTTCAGAAATTGTTGGCCTAAAAAATGGTCTTGGATCAATTTTAACTCTGTGAGCTGGTATAGTGACTTCCGTCGCAAAGTTTGATTTTTGTTTTCTAACAAACTTATTTCCATACTTTTTACTCCAATCTCCGTTTTTTTCTATTCGTCTATGAATAACTGCCTTTCTTTCTGGAACAACAAAGTCCGCACCATACTCGTGAATAACTGCCACATAAGCAACTGGCGTGCCATCATCATAGTGTTGATGTTCAACAATGCCAACTCTCACTACTTTATTTTGCAATACCTTAGCTTGCTCTATCCTCTCTTTTAATGCTGCTTTAAACTTATCTAAAGCCATACACCACCAACCTTACGAACAGAACGTCTTTCAGGTAATCCGCCAATATAAAACCCACTGGCGGATAACTGTTTTAATAACGCCCACAATTGCAAACCGTAAGGAGAGGTAGAAAGCCAGTATTGCCAACCATTACTAGTTGTTGGCGTTGTAAATGATACACTCACACTACCTTGAGTGGCAGAAGCTACTAGCCCTGTCGCACTATTGCTTTCACCTGAATTACATTTAACAGCTAAATGAAGTAAATGCGCTGTGAGCAAACGTTGTGCGTGTTCAAACGTTTTACCGCTCAATGCCCAACTTTCTTTCAGAAAAGTATTAGCAGTATCCTCCCACAACGTTATTGTTTCATCATCTATTTCATTAAAAACTGGAAACATCTTTTTGAATACTGCTATATCCATTTCTATCTACCTTTTCTTGTTAGTGGTTGGTTTAATGACTTCTACATCATCATTTCCTGTTTCATAGTGGCTAGGTGTAATCGGTGAGCTTTCATCTCGTGTTTCCATATCACTAGCAACTTTTTCAGCATCAGCTTCTTTACCACTAGTTTGCACCACGATAAAGCCATGTTCTTTATGAGTCTTAAACACTGCATTTTTCTCAAGTAGTGCTAAATCATCATCACTGACTTGAGTTGCTACACCTAATGGCGTGATTAAACGATCGTTAGCGATCCCAGTACCACCTTTAATTGTGATTTGGTGTGTTTTAATTTTTAAATCTGCACCACCATCAGCGTAAATCACATAAGTGTTATCAGATGTCAAAGTTGAATATACATAAGGCATTTTATCTTCCTCTAAAATAAGAAAAGCCGCATCTTCATAAGATAACGGCTTTTAATTAACGTTAATTATTTATGCGGTATTAAATACCAGTTCCACGATAAACGGCGTAAGGACGTTTACACATTACACCTGCGGTTGCATTAGTGTAATCTTCAACAACGCCTTTTGATTTATTCTCGATACCCAATGCCATAAAGACAGCTGGTACAACTTGAATAAGTGTGCGGTGATCGTCGTCAGAATCATCGCCTTGCACCTCTTCAGCAAATAAGTAGAAAATATCTACACCACCATTTGCTTTTTGGAACTGTGGTGCGGTAACAGTACGACATTTCGGATAAGACTCATTTAGCCATTCCGCGACTGATACCCCCATTTCTGATACAACAGATAGATACGCTGATGTGTACCAACGTGGGCTAATTATTTAGCTATTAACGCGGATGGACAATTATTTGCTTATGAAGAAAAACCTAATATTAATGGTGAACACTTCACGTCAGAAGGATTGTCTTTGCAAATTTGTATAATTATTTAATGAATGAATCATGGAAAAACTCATTAAGAAGTGTATAAAAATAATTTGAAACATCAGAAAGCCTAGCCTTACAAGCTAGGCTTTTTTATTGGAAATAAAAAATATGAAACAATTTGATTTAGAAAAGGCCTTAGCTGGTGAACCAATAAAACTACAAGACGGATACAAAGCCTATATTGTACATAAATTGGAGAATAATGAGATTATTTTATTAGGGTACTACATTGATGATGATGGAATGAAGATTCCTGCGTGGTGGAATGATGATGGGAGTTACGAGGATAAATTTGAGGATAATCTAGACATCATTGGTATGTGGGAAGACCATGAGCTACCGATTTTATCCATTGAAGGTAATCAGGAGTATAAAGAGGTTTTATATTTCAATAAAAGGTTGTTCGTACCAGCATGGACGAAAGTAATTGCAGCAGACCAAGATGGTCAAATTGTTGCATACAGTAATGACCAATTGCTCGCTAATAGAAATATAGGAGCTTGGGAGCAATTGGAGTCAGGTAGTGATGATAAGTTTGAGTATATAGGTTTATGTCAGTTTGGCTATCTTTATTGGTATAACTCTATGGTCACACTTCCCTAAAGAGAGAAATTAACTTTTAACTAGCCCACTTTTTAGTGGGCTTTTTTATTGATAGGAAAATATATGAATGAAAAATCAGAAGTAATTGTTTGTGCGGCAATCAAGTTTAATTGTGAATCTATTTATAAAAATATCATTGATTTAATAGCTAGTAACTGTGATGCAACTATTGAATGTTCTAAAACAATAGGAAACCTGATTATCAGGTTACATAAAAAAGCAAGAGGATTACCTGATGATGAATCTAATGGGCCACAAAACCTCAATTAAGCAAGATTTATTCAAAATAAGCAATTCTATTTTTACTCAATAACGCATTGAAAATAAAAGAATTATTTTCAATAAGCAATGATTAACTAAACATAAGCAAGCCTGGACCACCTAGTCTAGGCTTTTTTATTGGGATTTATTATGCAAAAAAATACATCATTAGATAGCCAAGTGGGTGGCGACCACTATAAAAATCTTAAAATCCAACCAGTAGTATTTATCACTGAAAACAACATCGGTTATTGTGAAGGTAATATCATCAAGTATGTATGCCGTTACAAGCATAAAAACGGACTTGAAGATTTAATGAAAGCTCGGCATTACATTGATATTTTAATTGAAAATGAAAAAAGTAAGCAAAGTGAACCGAAATAACCAGTAAATGTATTGGCGAAGAGAATAAAGTTATAGGGGCTGAAGT